GTCAGCTTGAAATTGCTGTTGCTTCATCCACAACTGATGATTTTCAATCGCTTCTTTGCGCTGACGGCGAACAGACCATGGCATCTCATCACCAAAAGCAAATCCTTTGGCTACGTTTGAAAGAACGTCTACAGGTTGCGTTGCCTGCTGGTAGGCACTCAGATAGGGGATGTCAACTAAACTTGGCATATTACCTATTCATGTAGGGGCTAAAAAAATCGTCCACAGATTGACCGTAATTAGTATTCCCAAAATTGGAAAGTCCCTGACGGAAAGCTGAATTGTCAGCATATTGAGATGTTCCGGCTTGCGGTCCGAATAGTCCATTCCCGCCACCGCCATAAGCTGACAAACCCGTTCCTACACCTTGAGATACGCCGCCAATGATGCTGTTCCACAACTGATTCTGCTGCTGTTGTTGGGCTAGAGCATTTGTGTTTGCGCCAGTCGCGTTAATATCCTGCTGTTGGTTGAAAATTCCAGCGTCCGCTTGCGCTTGGTTAGCCATCAATTGAGCGATCTTGTAAGCTGCTTCAGTCCGAGATTCTGCGCTCTTTCCCATGATTCCAGCAATGAGGCGTTCTTTTTCGGCTTGGGAGATTGCTCCCTGAGCCAACAGATTAGTAATCGCGCTTGTCGCCTGATTTTTGAACTGCGCCGTATTCGTGGCGTTCGCGTTGAATACCTGATTCTGCTGCCTGTTCTCACTCGTCGCCTGACTGAGAAGCTGTTGAGGAGTGAAAAGAGAATTAAGTGTGCTGGCCTGAAACGGGCTGAGAGATGCGCTTGCCGCAATACTTCCGGGCAGCATGGCCGCTCCTTGCTGCTGAAGCTGAAGGGAAGTAAGTCCCAAGTCTCTTGCCGTTAGATTGCGTGCAGCTTGTGAACCGCTAAACCCACCAGACAGCGCTTGTTCGGCTGTGCTGTTTTGAATCTGAGCATAGTCGGATTGCGGGATGTCTCCACGCAACATGCTTTGGACGTTACGGGAAAGGAGTCGGGAGTTGCCTGCGGCTTGCGGAGCGAACTTCTGAATATCCTGCAAGTAGGCTCGGTTATCCCGATTAGTTACCGCTTGGTTCTGACGGAAGATTTTCGGCGCATATTTTCCTTGTCCGAGGTAGTCTTGAAGACCCTGAGAATAATTGGTCGGAGTGTATTTCTGATACTGAGGTGCAACCCAGTTCTCCTGAGTGTATTGGATAGCTGGTGCAAAGTTAGCTGCTCCAGTTGTTCCGTTGTTTAGATAACCAAGAGTCTGGGAATAGTCCGTAAAGCCATTGCCTTTAAGGTAGTCGATGGCTCCAGAGTAATCAGGGGTTTCGTAGGTTGGCGTTTGGTATCCACCTGCGCCGCCCGTCCCTTGTTGAGATGCTAAGTATGCAGCAAGGGCGCTCCCTCCTACTGCCACCGCTGTTCCGCCTACTGCAACGCCTGACATAATTGTTCCTCCATCAAATTAGGCTGAATGCCTTCCATGTGAAATTCCATTAGTTCATCCAACTTTTTCTGCTGCTCCTCATTAAGCAGCGGATTAACGTAATGGTCATAAACTCGTTTTTGAACTTCCTCAACTGTTGTTTCTGTTGCTGGATGAGCTGTAGTCCAAACCATGTCTTCGTGAACAAGCCCGACTCGTTGGGTTCCGGCCAATGTAAAATTGGAAACCGGACCTTTAATTCTAAACCAGCCAGTCTCTTTGGTATAGATGCTCACATCACCTCTAAGAAGCATATATTGATGAGTGGTATTGTGAATTTTGCTAACCAAAACAGAGCCTTTTGGAGCATGAAGTTCTCTTACATAAAAACCTCCTACAAAATGATGATAGGTGGGATATGAAACAGCAGGAAGTTCAAGCATGTCCCTGACAAGCTCATCTATTTTTTCGTCAACGTTTCTGCCCTTAGCAAAGACAGGATGCTCAACTTTGATTTGTTCCAAGACTTCCATTAGTAGAAACTCCTAACTGGCGCATAATTGCCGAATCCTGCGATTTTTACCTTCATGCTGACCTGACTGCCTTGGAATTGTTTAAGCTCGTTCTGAAGATACCTGATGGCGTTTGCCTCATATTCTTTAGCCAAATCAGGATTGTTAGTTTTTTCGTAAAACAAGGCCATAACCATGTTCTTCAACGCGCCTGCTGCGGTGATGGGAACGATGTCTGTATCCCGAACAAGGTTGTTGAAACGAGTTTTGACAAGAAAAGTCAGGGGATGGTAACGCTCGACTGGCTCATCTGTATCATCACAACGAGTGGGGCAGAATCCGCCATAGTAATAGCGACGAAAGGCAGGGATGGTGTCGTTTGGATCAAGAATAACCAAAAGTCCCGCGTTTAGATTGGTGTCTGGATCAACCTGATAAATACGGATAGGTCCGGTCGTGTATTCCTTTTGAATCGCCTCAAGTTTTGTCCAAGTTACCGTAGTTGTGGGAGGTGTAGCGTTATTGAAAACAAGAACTTCTCCATCCACCCACTCTCCATCGCTTTGGGTTTGGACTCTGTTGCCATCGCTGTTGACGCCTTGAAGTAGGATGTGTCCACCATCATCAACCGAAAGATCGTTGTAAATGCGAACCTTCATCTCTCCAGTGATGTCAAACGCCGTGCAGAAATTATCTCCTAGTTCTGCCATTGCAGGCCATGAGTTACATTCACTCATCTTCCACGGCCCACCCGGAAGGAACTCATACCACTGATTATGAACGGTAACTGGAACTCCGCAGTCGGCAAACTCAAGGATGGTTTCGACGTTCCTTGGCATGGTGATTACCCCTGCACGGTGGCAGAAAGCAACTTGCCGAATGGTGTCCTTCCACTTTCCGCTATCAATCAGACGAGCGCATGCCTCATTGATAGCTGCTCCTACAGCGGGATCATCAGGACATTTTCCTCCATCCGCAAAAGGAGCAAGCTGGGTTTTGGCCTCTAGGAAGTTAGTTCTCATGCCAGAGGGTCATATTGGACATATGCCAACGCAAGCCAAGGAGGAAGGATATTGAATGGCTGTGGGCGGGCATCTCCGGCTCCAACTACCACAACATCGTATTGATTCTCTGAATATCCGTTTGAGCCAAAGACAAAACGATTATTCCCACCAACCCCGCCTCCTACTGGGAGAGGAATGGTAATCGGAGGGAGGTTATTGATATTTAGCGTCTGTTGTGCCGAACCTCCGCCTCCCTGCTGATCGTTGTTTGGGTTAACGTCCGACTTCCAACGCCCTGCGCTGTAATCCGTGGAGCCAACGATAAATTTATCCTTCAGATCAAGCGTTCCATGATTTCCATTGCAAAGAAAGAATCCTTCCATCTGCCCCCCAGCAAGACCTCTGCCTGTGCCATCAAATACACTGGACGGACCTTTGTATTCAAGGATGGCGTATCGAGGAAGGCCAGTAATCCTGCGCCATGAACCATTGTAAAAGCTATACCATCCGAGCGGAAAGTTAGTTCCTGACTCGATACGGAACCACGGCCTACCCCTGTTTTCGGCAGATGGGGTAGCGGTCCCGTAATTAAACGTATTAAAGGCGTCAGACTGAAATTGGACAGATAGATTCTGAGCAATAAAGTCAATCATCTCCTGACGGTTTCCGGGTAAGCAGCCGGTAGGATCAGAAACGATATTGGGAGATACTACGATTGGTTCAGCCATTTGGTCTTGACATTCTTATTGTCCTTTTCATCTGAACAATCAAGTAATTTGTGATGCTTAACCCCGCTCAAGACAGCATTTATGTTATCGTCTCGGCTTTTTATCCAAGACTTCCAATAGTTTCCTATTGGTTCGGCATATATCTTCACCTTTCGGTGCGGGGCGCTCGTGGTGCTTTACTGTCCGTTCTGGACTCCATGCACTATGCTCTGGACCTTCACGTTATTCCTAACGCGCTTGGCTGCTGATTGTCCTTTCGGATGTCCCAGCAATTCACTCCGTATGGGCCTGTATTTAGTCAGTAATTCCGGGATAACTCCTTTGGCTGATGGTGAATTTAGTGTCGCTTGAAATCCATCCTCTTACATCTGGAGGCGTAACTTCCGGGCCTCTCCATCCGTAAAATTCAAAAACGTAAACATAGGTTCCGGCAGTAGTTGGAATGGCTATGTTGTTCCACAAAACCTGAGTCAAGTCCAGACCTGATGCGGTCGATCCTCCATATTGAGCGGAAAATAAAACCTGTTGATTGGCTCCAATGCACGCGCACACGAACCTCAGACATGCCTTGCGTCGAGTGTAATCGGTGAAAGGAGGGTTGTCGGGTGAAGGCTCAACTGTTTTAAGAAGAACTGATGCCGTATAAGGACTGTGAAGCAGATAGGGGTAGTCAACCAGCCCGCAATTACATGGCGAGAAATTGGCGATAACACTTTTATTGTTATCAATAAGCAAGGATTCAGGATTGTTCATTCCGCTTAAATCCCCTCCCCATCCCGTGAATGAACCTGTGTTGGCCAGTGCCCCCAAATTTGCGGTTTGACCAGCTTGATAACTCCCAAGCCCTGTAATGGTTCCTGCTCCATCTGGAGAAACTGTTCCTGTAACTTCGTATGTAGGATAGGTGAAAAATGCCGTCAAGGATTGGTCCGAATCCATCAAGACATCAATTGGATTGTCTATTGATCCGTTACTCCAATGGTCAAAAACAGAGTAGGTATTTGGGATGGCAGTTACAGTAGCTGTATCTCCATAGCTGTAATTTCCTTGTCCTGTGGTTGTTCCTGATCCCGATGGCGAGACGGTTACCGAAAGGTTGATGCCGATAAGCTCAAAATTGGCAACAAGGGTTTTATCCCCATCCATAAAAACAGACGCAGGATTGTCCGACAAAACCAAGTCTCCGCTCCATCCATTAAATTCGTATCCTTCTGCCGGATAAGCCTGAATTTGAACTTGGCTGCCTGCTGCCCATGATCCTGCGCCAGTAGTCGTTCCGCCGTCGCTAGGATCAGAAGAAAGAGTAATTGTGTAGGTTTGGGTTCCTGGGGGGTCGGGATTGGCTCGATCTATGTTGTAGCCATAGCTCCCATCCCCGCAGCAATCATGTTTGTCGCAGTCAGGCATCAGCAGGTCCCAAATACAGGCTCCTTTGCATCAATGCAAATTTCTTTGATCGCACGGATTCTCATGTGGCCCGTCCATTCGATCAACCATTGAAACTCATAGCCTTTGTCGGAAAGATAACTGGCATTTGGCAAACACTCACTTTTTGCCGAAAATATAACCGCCGGTTTATAAGTGGGGTGCCTGTTTAAGTTTGTGGGGCATTGTTCGTTGCAAACCTCGTCCTCACTACAGTCTTGACCCGTTTTCCATGGGATCATGCAGGGGTATTGATCTGGTCGATAGCTGATGGACCAATCCACAGTTCCGATGATCTGATCCCTCCACCACATTCCATGGGTCAGTTGTTTTAACCCAAAAGGGTTTTGATGGGTAAAGCTGCGTGTCCACACCTTGCTTTGAATGCGCCGTTTCTCGTTATCAACAATATCGAACGGAGAATCTACAGTCAGCTCCCAGAGTTCGTTGTATTCCCCTCCGTTGATCGTCGAACCTTGAGTGATTGTTCCGGTTTGCCTTAGAGGGACAACTGTGATGTCGGATGCACCAATCGAATCCACTTTAAACATCCCGGCGTTTTGAATGCCGATGTTCTGACCAACTTCAAAAATATCCGTGTCTTGAACAACAAAAGTAAGCCCAGTGACTAGCCCAACTTTTCCGTAGCTCGTGTCGTCAATCTTTCGGACCAGAGCGAAGCATCGTTCAGTTGAGTTAAATGTTCCTTTGACAATCTGAACAATGTTAAGGCCATCCCATAGGCCATCCCAAACCGGAGGGGCTTTGGATTGAATGCTTTGTTGTGGCTGGCTGTCTAGGGCCAGAAGACCCTTGTGATAGCAGTATGTTCCGGCAAATTGGGGTGCAGTCGTGATTAAAACTCGACCATTGAAATAGACGCCGGATGCGAATTGCAGGAATTGCTGAGTGTCTGTGTTGACCCACTGCTGAACCTCGTTCGACTGAGGGGTGTTTCCGTTAAAGCCTTGTTGGGCGCGGGCCATGCGGTAGCTGCGAATGCCATCGGGAGAACGGTAAAAAATATCTCCGTTGAGCAGAACTGCACCATCTTGGGACGACCATCCTACGTCCAGAAGAGCTACTTGTTGAAAGCCTTGCGTCTCTTTCCATACTGCCCTTGGGATGCTTCCGTTGACGCTTGCCACACCGTAATCTGCGCCAATAAGAAGCTGTCCTTGGCCGGTGGCGGTGTCTTGAAGGGGAATGAAGGCCATTCCATTTATGTTGCCCATGTTGGCCGTGAGACGAAATGCCCCTCCTTCGGACAGGAAGTTATCTTCTGAAAACGTAACTACGTTAGTTGATCCTCCAACAATGTCTCCTGCGGTAAATTGATTGTCTCTAGCTACCCACAACCTTCCCCAGCCATAAGCCATGGCTGTACCTACTGGAATGTCCGTGTCTTTTCCAGTGGTCCTAGTTCCGCTTAGTCCCTTGAAATAGATGGGGGGAGATTCGCCGTCTTGGATTACAAAGTAATCCGCCGCCTGACACATGTAGGCCTTGGGTAAATCTTTTGGGTTTGGAGTTCCTGCGGGAGTGATGTTGCTGACGTTGAAATTATTACAAACGTCGATAGCGAACTGACATCCATCAATGTTAGCGATCAGAAAGTTTTGGCCGGTTTGGTAAAATCCCAACCCCTGAGGGTTTCCGAGTTGGAACAGAGTCTGATCGTCGTTTCTTGAAAACGATAAAGCACGTTTAATCCAACCGGGTCGGGTCGCGATATAGCCATTTCTGGCCGTCGCGTTGACCATGCACGCAACTTGGTTTGGATTGATGAGTGAAGGGTCTTTACCCCCATCCATGCCTCCCAACGAGGAAAGCATGCCATCTCCGGCTACTGCGTCTGGAGTCCTCTGACTCATCCCTCTTAGGTGAACGTAATATTACGCCACGCTCCCCCAATGTAGAGCTTCAAAGTATTGTCAGCACTATTCCACTGAATCAAATTCTCTCTGGCCGTTCCATCTCCCGTTGTTGCTTTGATAACGGCAAGCGGGATTCCTCCGTCAGCATTGACCGGATATTGGATGCGATCCGTAGTCAAATCCTCAATGTTTAACTGATAATTGGCTGTATCAGCCGTGGTTGAAAGTCCTTGGATACCTAAGGCGGATTTGGCTGCAATAACCGTCTTTGATCCCGTTCCGCCTTCGGAGATTGGCAAAACTTGTGGTGATCCTGTAGCCATTATGGTAGTCGGTTCCAGTTAGTGTTGGATGCCTGAAAAATGAACGCTACTGCTCCATAATTTAGGTTCAGGGCATAAGATGTGGCTCCAAGAATGGTGTCAGAGCCGGACCTTGAAATCGTGATAGCATTCGTTCCCGCCAGCCCTCCTCCATCAATAATCCTCACAACTCGACCGTCTGATCCTGCTGGGAGTGTGATTGCCTGAGTTCCCGTTGCTGAATACGTCGAAACCACTGTCTCAACATTGGTCCATGCGCTAAACGTGGATGCGCTTGCTACTGTTTTTGATTTGAAAGTCTGAGTCCAACTTCCTTCCAGTCTGCGATTGGCAAAGTCTCCTGAAATTGTTCCGGCTAGATCGTAGATAGACCTTGCTGCTGCCGTGAAAAGAAAGGCAGCGAAAGTAGAAATTGTTGCTGCAAAACTGCTTCCATTAAATGCCTGAGTTCCAGTGTAGGTATTGTTATCAGATTTACCCGGAACTGCTAGGGATGTTCTGGCTGCCGATTCGCTGGATGCTCCGGTTCCTCCATGAACCACTCCCAAAATTCCAGTAATATTTGCTGCGTCTGGAGTATTTGCCGCCCATACCGGAGGGGCGGCCCCATCCGAAGTAAGGATGTATCCCAAGGTTCCTGCTCCAATTCGGATGTTCGATCCTGCGGAGTAGGTAATTAAGTCTCCGGGGTTTGTAAGAGGAGACAATGCATCAAAAGCATCGGTTGCATTATCTTTTCCAGTTCCTCCGTCTGCAATATCCAACGGAGTCAGAAGTGCGTTGGAATAACCGGATGGTGCAATTTGTCTTGAAATTGCGATGTTTGTTCCCGGAGAGGCGTTGCCCGATGCGCCAGTGTTTTCTAACTCAAGAACAAGGTTGTCTATTGAAACTACCGTAAAAACTCCGGCTGTTTGAACATACAGTGGCTGTCCAAGAGCGGGCCATGTTCCGTTCAAAACAGGAATTTCTACGCTACTCCCAATAGCAGGCATAACAAATGCCACTGTGGAAAATGTAAAAGCGTTTACTCCGTTTGTGCCATCAGCCCCCGGTTCGCCTTGCTCGCCTTGGGGGCCAGGAGGCCCTTGGGACGGCTCCGGCGCGAGGCATCTGTTTGCATCACAGCAGCAACCATGAAAGGCTAGGGTCTCGTTTGAGCAATTGCAGCAGGCCATCGGTGTCTTTATCCGATAGCCTGCCAGAGTTTAACTTGCAATCAGAAACTACGCAGCCGCCAAAGATTCTTTCTCTTTGCGAATCTTGGAAAGCTGCACTGGGCTGATGCTGAATCTTTTTAGAGTTTCAGACCAAGCGTTATCCCCTTTCGTCAAAGTAGATTGATAGAAGGCCCAAACTTCCTCTGGATCAATCTGCTTCTTTTCTTCCACGGAAACCTTCTTAACCTTTCCTTTGGTTTTCTTGGAAACTTTCTTTGCGGCTTTGCGATCAATCCTTGCTTGGAGGCGAGCGTAAATACGCATCTCTTCTTCGCTTAGATCGTCGGTGTCGTGCTCTGGATCATTCAGGGGTGAGGATTGCATTTTGTTGTTATCTAGGATTGCTCCAGCCCATTTCACAGGAGTTTTTGCATTCGGCCCAACAGACAAATCTTCCAAAGAAACTACACGCTCCGAAACCACGGTTCCAGATACAGCTGTTCCATCCGGCATCTCTACATTACGACGAGGTTCCGCACGGTGACCATGCAGCCACTCCACAATCTCAACAAGGCTTTCATCCTTGCAGCCGTGAATCATTGCTGGGCCTGTATAAGCCTTACGGTGGATTTGGAAGGTTGAGCTTCCGGTGTTGTCTGCGTCAGTGTCTGCTACGACCGTTACAAACTCTCCGTCTTGCGCCACTCGGTAGTTTTCGGTGTGCCAACCATGGCCGATTAGATCGGTGGAAGTAAGTCGGGTGTAGCCGTGTTCGTTGCGCTGGCAGATTTCATTCTGCAAGGCTACGTCAACCGGGTCTTCGCCTTCTGCGGCCTGCTGGAGCCAATTGATGTGCTGCTGCATGGCTCGGTCATACATGCCAACTAGAACCATGTGTTCACCATCGATAAACTTTGCTCCAAGCTGGAGGGGTTTTCCATCGTCGATTGGTTGGCCATCTTTGTCACGACTAACTTCTCCCCGCTCCAAAACTTCCTGACGAAGCGTAGGAACGACTTTGCCCAAGAAGGGCTTCTGAGCCATGGTGTATTGAGCTTGGAGGCGATCAAGGCAACCGGCATGGAGAGGAATGCAATCCGGCTCCCACCAGAAGAATGAACCATTGGGTTGACGGTAGTCTCCGCGATATCCTGTCGGTCCTTCGCTTGGAAGTGGGTTGCGGAGATGCGCTGCTGCTGAAGCGAACATCTTGTTCGGTCCTTTGGGCCATCCTTCCGCAATTTCGTGCGGGATGGAAAATCGCTCGACTTGCGAGAAGGCCTTCCGACCAGCGTTAAATACGCGCTCGATTAGAGAGGCTGGAGTGTTGTGTGGATAGACGAGGAAAAGCGTGTGGTTCTGGACTTGTTCCAGTTTGCTCCACAGGTCGAGCATGGAGGCGGCTTTTTCGGCGTCTTTTGAGAAGAATGGGATTGTTACGATCATGGTTAAATTTCCTGTAGGGTTTCTGCGATTTTGTAACGAGGCGGCCAGTTATTGTTAACTTCTGGGGGCTTGGAGGTGGCGTCAGCTAGAGCCATTTTCCCTTTTGAATTTTTGTAAACAGGAGAGTCCACAAACCCCATGTGCCCCACTACATCAACCCCTTCTTCTGGGCAGTTTTCTTGCGGCAAGATTTCTCCACAATTTCGGCAGGCCAGAATAGTTACAATCTCTTTCGAGAAAAATTCATCCCTATTGGCAATCACTGGATATTTCCCTTGAGCATCTACAACGGGAGGAGTGACAGAAGACTTGCTAATCTCTGCCCATCGCCATTCATGTTGGCATTCTTTAAACATAATTTAGTTTTCGATTACAGTGTGAACTTGTGAGATGTGCATGAGTAGAACTTCCTCGCCGTCTTCTTCCAATTTCTTGGCGGCATCAGGAACATTGCTGAACGAGATTTTATCTCCCACCTTGAAAGGCCATGCTTCTGGATTTTCTTTGGTGAGGATTTTCTTTCCTTTCTCCGTCAGAAAGTAGGTTCCTAGCCGCTTGACCGTTCCGAAGGCTTCGCTGGTTAGGTAGTATTCCGGCACCTCCAAAACACTTGAGATGTTTGATGGAAGTGGCGTTACGAGGATTTTTTCTCCGACTGGCTGGATTTTCATGGATATGGAACTCCCTTCCCTTTTTGTTCAGGGAATCTATTTTCAAATTTTTCTACAAACTCAGCAGGAACTACTGTTTGCGGGGCATTCGCTGCGTCTACGTATTCCAAATCGGATTCTTTCAAATCTGATGTTCCTTGGGGTTGTCCCGAATAAAAATCAACCCTTCCATTCAAAGTTTGGATAATTTCCTGCAATATTCCGCGATCTTCCGATTCAGAAACGGTCTGTCCGTTTACTTTTTCTTTAACTCGCCACTCCCCGCACAATGCAGGATAAATCTTTTCTCCGGTTGACTGGATCATGGTTTAACTTTTAGAATCTGGACCGATTGTAGAAACAACTGAGGCGTGAACGCTTTCAATGTTCTTATCTGGGTATTCCTGCTTGGCTTTGGAAATTGCTTCAACAATGCTAGATGCTCTCACATCTACATATTCGTCAGGATTTACCAAAAAGGTGTTTTTCCCTAAATGGTTAACTTCCGACGTTCTGATCGAACTTTTCTCCAAAAGGCCTACTCTATACACACCATTGATCTTATAAGTCATATTTTTGTTTTAAATCTTTTATTGGACCGGTTGGATTATTTTGAAATCTCCACAGAGATAACATTGCAGTAAAATGCTAAAGTCTCTGCGTTAGTTGATCCGTAAAATGTAATTTTACTTCCCTGCGCCGTAAACCATACAGCCTCAACCTCTGCGGTAATTAGGTCGTTTTGGTGTCCGTATGTAACTTTGAACTTTTTCATATTTTTCATGCGTCCCCCATTTTAACTTCCGTCCCGCAGAGATAACCATACTCTGCTGCACGGATTACCACTTCGAGGACTGTTGAGCCGTCAGGAGGGTTAAGTAGGTCTTCTTTGGATAGCTGCCGTCCGTTGGGGAACTCGATCAAATCCTCGCCAACATCTTCGGTAATTCGTTCGTATGTCATTTTATTGTTATCAATAATTCTGGCTGCTTCCGTGTAGCTATACCTAGAACCATCCTCTTTTCGGTTTTCTTTGCGAAACTTATGGATGGCTTCTGCTTTCTTTAGGCTGTGCTCGACCAGATGCTTTTTGTAAGCAGTTTTGATCTGACGCTCGCTCATCCCACCCGCTTAATCCGCAATGGATTTTTGACGAACTCAACCGTTACCTTGTTCTCTACGAAGGACGCGGAACCTCCATCCATATAGATGTTGTCGGCTTCAATGCTTTCCGTAACTTCTTCTCCTTTGGAGTTGACGTAGGTAACGACATAGTATGGTTCTTGTGGCGTATCTGACATATCTTGTTATTTCTTGTGGGTTGCGTGTAGCCACCGATAAAGCTCTCCTCCTTTGTGGCCTTTCGGCTCATTAGGGGTTCTGAACTGTGGTGCGGTGTGCAGAGTTTTTATCTCAAGAGGCTTAGGCTTGTCAATGCTATTTACAGGAAAGATGTCTGCCCAAGGGTTTCGTTGAGTCTTATTTATTCCTGGGACTGCTCCGAATCTTTCTCGGAGGAGAAAAAGTCCAATGAAGAGGGTATCTCCCAAATCTGGTGACTGCCCCTTGTGGCGGTCACGGTAGTCATCCTTTGTTTCGACGGACTTCTTGCCTCCCTTGTCTTCATAGAATCGCTCTGAAAGTTCCTTTGCCACATCCTGTCTTAGCCCTGCGAGTTGACGCTTTAGGAGAAATTTTCTGCCGATAATCCACAGCTCAGAAACCTTCCGGTCAAAGTAGTCCGAGCATTTCTTGGGCTTTCCTTCTTTATCCAGTTCATCCATCAACAGCTTTTCAGTGGGCTTGCCGTTGAAATCTACGAGTAGAATTTCCCGGCTCCAGAGGGCATGAAAAAGCGATCCAATGGCGTCGTGGCTGGTTGCATCCACGGCCACGTTAAAAGGGGGAATGCCGAGCTTGTCGGCCAAATCCCGCACCTTCTTGACCATGGACATGTGGTAGCTTTCCTCGTCGGTCGAGCCTTCAATCTTTAGGTCATATTGTTCCTGCAAATAGAGGAATGGGTAGTCTCGGTCTTTTTCATCAACCTTTCCTTGTCCCCATTTAATATGATCGACGACGAATCTGTCCCCGCCCCCTTTGGCTGGGTCAACTGATAGAATACTGATTGGAGGGAATAACCAGCTTACGCCCATCTCCATTGCGCCATATTGGAACAAATCGCCTTGGGGATAGATGGTGTTAACATCCACATCAGAAGGAGGCCAGAAGCCCCGGCACTGACGCCAGAAGTCAGGGTCTTTAACGCCCTTCCCTTCAAGTTCCGCTTTAACGCGATCCGTTCTTTTGAGATAGAGGTAACGATCTAAAACCTCGGGATTGTATTCGCTAAAATCAGGGGTTCCGTCTGCCGTCCAAGAGATGTCTTCTCGGTCGTCAAAGTTAGGAGAGTCGTAGCCGTCAAGGTGCAGACAAACTCCTTTAATTCCTTCGATTTCAATGGGCCATTCCTTGCTTTCAACGCCAATACTACCCCATCCTCCAACCGGAGTGCAAAACTGGCCGTGAGGGTCGAGGCGATTTGCAGCGTTCCCGGTGCATTTCATCTCAAACTTTGGATTGTTCGCCAAGTTGGTTGCTGCCCTGAACACAGAGTCCGAACAGTCCTGGGCCTCATCCCACAGGATAATCACCTTTCCTTCTGCGGACTTGATGCCTTGAAGTTTTTCGAGCGCGTTGTCTCGGTCTTTGTCGCCCGCCGCGATGAGGTAGATAGAATTTCCTTTTGCGCTATTCGCAGAATCGGAAAGAGTAATATACATCTCTCGGTCGGAAATTTTGAATCCTGTCAGTCCTCTCAGTCGGACCTCTCGATACCTCTTGTTGAACTCAAGCCAGATACGGCCTTTTGCAGCTTCCTTTGTCGTGGTCAGAACTGCGATAATGGAGTTCTCAGGATCGGAGATGTAGGTAGCCAGCCCATACAGCACCATGATTGTGCTTTTGAGAGAGGAAGCTGAACCTGTGAATCCCGTCATGCGGGTTTCGCAGATTTTCTTCGCCTGCCATTCTGACCACCTATTCCATTCGTAGGATGGCCAAAAATTTTCGCAGATGTTTTTGAAATGAAGATATTTTCCTAGACCCCCATCTTCCTCTTTCAGCCCAAGCTTGAAAGCCTCTAGCTCAATCGCGATCTTGGCAGCAGAAGCGTCTAGTGAGATGTCTACACTCGGCCATTCGTGCTGATACCGAACCCAGATTTTTGTTCCGTCTGGATGGGTTCTTTTACTGAGAGGGTAGCTGGACATTAAGCGGCAGTTGGCTCTACTTTTGGAGGATCATAGTCGGCATTTTTCTTCAGGCTCATTACATTTTCATAGAGGTAAAACATGTAATATTTACAAAAATGACTTGCGATGTCTGCTTCAGAATCCTCTAGGGACCACAGCCAACATTGCATCTGAGTTCTAATCTTAGCTATAACAACAACCCTCCAAAAATCCGTAATCACAAACTTTATTCCATAGTTGGAATATAAACCTTCTCCGCATTGATAAATAGCAATAATCAATCTCCAATAAAAAACCAAGGGATTGGATTCGTGGTCTATCATTCTTGCGAACAACATATCCCAATAGCTTTTAGAATACGGCCATTCTCTAAATTCCTCGCTCATTTCTTGTTATCAATAAAACTCTTCAGAGGCCGTCCTCGTTTCCCTTTTCGTTTAGGTTGGAAGTTTCTGCGCCGCCGCTGATACTCATTCTTCTTTTCCCTGCACCACTCACAAAGATTGGTTGGTCCTTTGTTCTCCACTCCACAGTTTCCGCAGAGTCCCTTTAGGACGCGTAGGATGAAATGAAGGCGCTGTCGAGAAACTGGCTTCACCAAACTTAAATACCTACGCGCTCAGACAAAATTGAGATTCGCGCCGATGCGTATCCAATTTTCTTACGAAGTTCGCGGACTTGCTCGCCAAGAGGAGAAAGCAGTTCCTCGGGCGAGGAGGGGGTCTTACACTCTTCTGCGTATTCAGGATGCAATACAGGATTGATTTTGTGCCCCAAAACCTCAATCATTTTGAAAACAGTTTCAATGGCATCATCCGATACTCGCAATTCATTGTAAATAGGTCCGCAGAGTTCTTCGCAGGCTGTGTTTTGGCCTGCCGCCAAATCCATTAGCGCGTTTCGTTTCATGTTTGTATTAGTTGCTGTATTCATGGTTTTTTAGTGTAACGTCGTAAATCAGGATGGTGTCGCCTTGTTTGATCTTCAGGTAGATTTGAGCGGGCTTGTTCGGCTGAATGGTGAAAATGATCTGCTCATCATCCTTGCAGACTTTTTTGAAAATTGGTTCCTCGCTGCGGGCAATTCCGATGGCTGAACCGATAATGAACAAGACGATCAAAACCAAGACGATGGTGTAGTTTCTGGTTTTGGTGTTCATTCTTCTGTGTTAAACTACTTCCAACTTTTCGTCAATGCTATTTACATCATGGCTCGATCTGGCTGTCTGTGGACTTGCTGTGTTCAGGTTGACGGTCCTGATTGTGGATGATGAAGGGCCTTGGTCGGTCTTTAAGAATCTGAGATTATGGACGAGTCGCATGGCTCGCAAACATACTTGGTTCCGTAAGTCGGCCTATCATCGCGGGATTAGGTGCCACAAATGCGTTTGTGTCTACTCCTCAGCTTTTGTGCTGCTCATCCATCATAACCCCGTAGGAGTCATTTTGGTTGCATTGCTGGCCCTCTCTGGATTGTCCATTCTGTTGAATCGGATTCCCGAGGCTTGATTTATCGAAAACAATAATCCTGGCGGTCTGCCTACAATACTGACAGACATAAGCCCCTGCGATTACTTGGATCGCTGCCCGACAGCATGAAGATGCTTTCGTTTCTCCCTTATAGACTTATCGGGGATTTTTCTCAAGGAGAATCGCCTTGACGTAAATCCAACTCGTGTTCATGTTGTCAGGGGTTCCAGGGACTTGCAACGGCGGGTTCGCTCCAGCGGCCTAGTCGTGCTTGGAAAGCAAAACTAGGCCGCATCCATTTTTGCATCAGTAACTCAGTGGTAGAGTCTCAGTTTTCCAAACTGGTGGCCGAGAGTTCGATCCTCTCCTGATGCTCCATTTTGATTGCGTAGCTCAATCGGATAGAGCATCGCCCTTCTAAGGCGGCGGCTGAAAGTTCAAATCTTTCCGCAATCGGTTCCAAAAATCTTGTTGACCAATTTATTGTTTTCGATAAATTCATTCTTGTTCGACGGTTGCCCCCGTAAGAGCGAGAATTTCATCGCATGATGATCCGATCCGTAGGGGGCAACCTCGGGTCGGATTTTTCTTTTTGTATGAAGCGAAAGCAGTTCCCGAAAAGAGTCCTTCCTTGTTGGACCGCGAGAGGATAACTGCGTTAACGAATCCGCTTCGGAACACAGCCGCCTAAACCTAGTGATTCTGCTCGGCAGTAGAGCTAGCGCGACAAACAACCGATACCTCAAAGCCCGTGAAAAGGGCCGATCCGAAAGGGAGGACAATTCCCTGAGTTACTGCGGGAGCGCGCGGCTTCATAGGATCGGTAAGAACCGTTGGAAACTGACTCCTCGTCCTATACCCATGGTCCCTGAAATAACTGGAGCGGCGATAGGTTCTGAAGATTACAAACTAGGTGGATACCTCGTCGTTAGCGAAAGGAATTTAAGAAACTCCCTCTGCAAACCAGTAACGCGGCAGGTTCCAATAAAGCCCTTCCTTTTTCTTTTAAGAAAACTTGGATAGGGTCTTTTGTTTCTACGTTGCCTGAGCCTGCCCCATGGGAGGCGAATTCAGAGGGAAGTTTACAACTAGGACGCGCGACTGCCTACCAGAAGAGCAATAGCGATCAACAAGACCGATACCGCCAAGAGTTGAGGCCAAACGTAGGAGGTTGCTGCAAAGATTAGAGCAATGAGAGCGAGGATGAAAACTGGTGTAAGCATACCAGTTTTACGATTCTCCCTTTATAAGCGGTTGCCTTTAGTGACCGAAAATCTCTACTGAGTAACGACGAGGTCGCCATTCCGCTACTAGATCAATGATTCTCAAGTTCGATTCAAAAGCCTCCCGCAACTCTTTGATGGTGTCTCGAAATAGCTGGGTGGACTTGTTGGATATTTTGGCCTCTTTTCGTTTGTAGGCAGTTTCAATCCACTTCAAAGCAATTTGTGAATCACCCACCAGCCAGAGCTTATAATCGCCGTGTATCGTATTTTGTGCGTGTTTCAATGCACAGATGGCTGTCTTTATTTCCGCCACGTTGGCGGACATCCTGGACTCAAAGTTTTCCCGGATAATTTCACCCTCAACTCCGTTATCTACTCTATACGATCCATAGCCATTGCCGAATGGAGGGGTGTTGCTGGATGTTCCTCCGTCCCAGAATATTTTGATGTAATCTGCCGGGATTTCTTTGGGTATAAAGTCAGTGTGTTTGTTGGATGATGTAAATGCAGGGCCTTTTGTCTTTTTCTCTGTTGCATCAACCTTGTTCATCAGATCAGAAATCCGGTTCTTGAGTTTCTGATTCTCAGTGTTCAGGGCATCGTTTTTCTGGCCACTTTGCTTTATTTTCTCTTTAAGAATTTCAACGGCCTGCCTTGGGACAACGTCACAGTATTGCTCAAGCCTTAACTCAAGTAAGAATTTCTGGCGCTGAAGCTTGGCAACATATTCCCTCAAGGCCAATTCCTTCTGGTTTTTACCCAGTCCGTCAATAGTCAATAGGATTTCCCGACATCTCTCGGGAGTCAGATCACTCCCAGTCATCAAGGGCGGCATCTTCAATCTTTCTAATCTGTAGCATCAGAACTCCAATGGCTGATGCGGTGGGTAGATCGAACTCGTCGATAAACCTCTGCACAAGGCCGTGCAATTCCGATTCAAACGCGGCTATTTGTTCTCTATCGGTCATACTTTACTGATGATGCCTCATATAAACCGAAATAGCCTCTAACTCATCGGCAGTAAATGGGCCATCAAGAGTTGCGTGTTCAGCTTTGTGTGTAACCGCTAGATACCACCCATAATCTAAAAGTCCATCTGGCTTTTGATTTCTAGCCAATGCATCCTTTAGAATTTCTGTTGCCTGTTCGTAATTCATACTTATTGATTTCGATAGCTCTCCCATGCCATGATGAGTTCGGAAATTTGTAACTCGCGGAGATCGCGGATTGGAGCCCAAATTTCTTCTTCCATAGGCATTCTAAATCCATACGAATCGGCACACGCAACCGACCTCACATTTGAGACAAATTTCTCCACCGCATTTTCCATCAGCTGAAAATAAATACGACAACCAATATCTTTGAATTTTTCTCCGATGTTTTCAAATGGCTCAATACTGACGATCTTGGATAAATCGACATACTGACCCCAGCCTGTTTTGTAGATCGGGTTCATTTCACAATCGGAGCATCAGCATGAGGCAACAGGAAGTCGGGAGTTGGCCCCGGCCTTACTTGTGCCACCATGGGCGGGTTAACTACAATCAACTGCTGTGGGGCGTATTTGTTCATATATAGAGCTGAGAAGAGGATGGCAGTGGCGAATAGGATGGTTAGGTAGATTATATCTTTCATGGTTTTAGCATTTCTTGGATTTTGGCAATCCGATCACAGAGTGATTGGTAGGATTTTTGATAACCGCATCTCGGTTCATCTTCTTTCCACTTCCATTCTCCTTTGAGGTCGTAAAGGTCTTCCAGAATTTCTTGGAGCAGTTCAGTATCAATAGTCATACATTCAAATAGATGATTACTGCGATGGCCGCCATTAACAGCAAGGTTACAGTAGTGATGGTGAAGAACCTGTTCAGCGATTCAGCTTCCCTGGCTTGATCGCATTGTGAGCAGTTACAGCCTTTCTTTGGTGTTCTCATTGCAAAGATTTTCCGGGTAATTCTCCCGTAACATCCATTAACACTTCCTCGATTCGCTTTACGGCAATATCGCACCGATGCTCCGGCTTTAAATCATATTCGATCCACCATAGATGAGTTAGGACGCCTACGCATTTTCCTATTTTGGACTTTTCATAATCCACATACTGTTTTGCGATAACAGTTTTAATAAGTTCTCCATCTTCCCAATTTCCGATTTTTACAATCGAAGAAGGTATTCCGCAGCACTCAATCGGAAGTGTTTTTGGCTCTTCCCTATCCAATGATGGAGTAGTCATAAACTCTGGAATTTTTTCATTCTGATTCATATTCTTGTTAACAATAATTCTATTTTCGCTGCACAACTCACGCACACATCAACCACTCTCTTCTTATACGTCATGGTGACATGATTGCAGAAGGTTAGAGGTAGTTTGCAGCGCTCGCAGATGTCTTTTGCTTTGGTTGGTCTGGCTAGATTCTCCCTGACTTCTTGTTTTATTTCTTCTGGGGAAGATCGGCTCATGTTTCGATGATTTCTGCAACATAGTCTCGGATGAGGGCGGCTTCGCGCCAGCGTCCAGATAAGACATTTCGTTCAGGAACATCGGCAAACATGGCCGGAATAGCGTGATAATCAGTTTGGTTTTGGATGACTCGCTGCTCGATATTTTCGGTAATTATTTGCAGCTTCTTCTTGGTCTCTTGAAGTTCGACAGCCAAATAGTAGATCAATCCATCTCCGGTGCAGTCACGCCATTCCTCGCCATAACGGAGGGCGCGCAGGGTCTGTTGTGGGCCAAACTGCACGGTGTATTTTCCTTCACCACAAGTCACATCAATATCTAGGTTTTTCATATCTCCACCACCTATACACACCGTCAATACTTTTTACAAGAACCTTCTTTTCAAGCGAGAGAGATTTTGGTAGCATCAGTGTTGATATGAACACAATATTTATGTGGAGTTTGGTAGCTTTGAATGTATGAATGTCGATTGATGGATCGAATCCCATTTCATGGGGGATAACTGTAGTAGTTTTTGGGCTTGCCCTCAGGGTTACAATTAAAGACGCGATTCGGGATTCTCGTTAACAATATGAACATCTGGAATAAATTAAAGGAATGGTGGCTTAATACTCAGGAGGAGAAAAAACTTTACGGCAAATACATGGCGCTCCACATGTTGAGCGAGGAGGATTTGGCTGTGATGGCCCACAAGATTCTTACTGAGCGATGCTGCTCAGAGGTTCCTGAAGATCGGTTGGTCCTGATGGCTGCGGCGATGCGTTATGTCATTATTGTTAACAATAAAACGGCATGAAGATGAAATGCTCCACGCCGCAATGCCGAAATAAGGCTATCTTGCAGACTCTTGGAAAACATCCCATCTGCCGGAAATGCGGCGATGAGAAAAATCGGAAGGCAAGGATTCGATCCGCCAAAAGAAGAGATGAAGGTCACTACTCGCCTTCAATTATGGCCAGGTGGAGTCCATCCAAACAATCCCGCATGTTCAATGAACGCTGACCCCAACGAAATACTGGCTTTTGCCATCAGGATTGAAGACGCCATGAACTGCATGAATAGGATGCTCGATGGAGCTGAACCTACTAAGGGAGACTACAAGAGAGCTACAGCTATCATGTTGGCTAGAGCACACGCCAAAAATCTCGACCATGTTGTGAAGAGACTACGGGAGATTGTATCGGATCATCATTTGGAATGAGTGAGGAATCAATTTTGTTGAGCAGGGGATTAAAGAACTGTCCTTTTTGCGGACAAGGCAACGACAATCCTTTTGGCCCTGGCATCTGTTCGGAAAAGAATTTGCCATGGAGATTTTGGGTAGAATGTGGATGCGGTGCTCGCGGAGCGGTTTACGGTTCTGAAAAATCCGCCTACTTGAATTGGAATAAAAGGGCTTCAAATGAGTGAAGGAATAAATTGGGGTGGCAAACTTGTGATTCCCGAGCCTCTAGGGCGCTGGTTGTGGATTAAGCCTAAGAAGGTTCGGAACAAGGGCGGAGGCATGAAGAAGAGGCGAGGACGCCGATACAAAGGCTATAACTCGCACCGGGAGATTCCGGCCTATCACGTTGCAACTTTTGAATTGGGAGAAAAGTTTGTTCGTTCCGAACTTGGATTTGTTTTCCGATATTCTAGGGACAGAATCGAGAATCCTGCTCCATGGAAGACGATGCCAAGATGCTATGATTATCCGCCAAGCAAGCATTACTCCAGACTGTGAATAAAAAGGCCACCAAAAAGCTCGTTAAGAGATTTCAAGAACTCGCCATGAAGGAAGCGTTCGGCGAAACCTCGACCGCTGAGCATCAGAAGCTGGAGATGATACAAGCCCTACTCAGACCCAAGAGAAGCAGAGAAGAGATTGTGAGAGAGGCCGAATCAAGCTTTGAAACCAGAAGACTTTTCAAGCTGTTCGGCAAGATCAAGCGAGAAGCAGAAGAAGAGTTGAGATTGTTTAAGTGTGTATGAAATTCGCAATTCAGAGTGGTTATTGGGATAGAGGAGTTGAGGCTCTGTGCCGCAATTTTCCTTATCGCATCGCCAAATTCCCCGCCATCGAACCAGATGAGATTCCGCTTGGGTCTGTGGAGTGGGTTGAGATTTTATTGGGAAGGCACGTAAAGCCCGACTATCATCCTACTTTCTTGTCTCATCTCTTGTTGCGTAAAACTAGGATGCAGGACGAATGGCCCTTAGGTCATCCTTGTTTCATAAAGCCTGCCTACAGGCACAAGGAATGGAAGGCCAAGATTTATTCAGGTCGCGGATACAAGGGCAAAAAGAAAGGTCCGTATCTCATCAGTGAAATTGTCCGATTCAGAAATGAATACCGCTACTACGTAGCCAACGGTAAAATCTTATCGGGCTGGTGGTATTGGGGAGACAGTCAAGACGACCAGCAGAGACACGAAGGAAGCGAAATCCCAGAAGCTCCAATCCTCGACACTCAGTTCCCAGAAACTTTCTGCGGAGCGGTAGACATGGGAGAGTTATGGGAAACCGGACAACTGGCTCTAATCGAAAGCAATGCTCCATTCTCTTGTGGGTGGTATGGTGAGCAAGATCAATCCATGGATTATTGTCTATTCCTACAGGCAGGATGGAAGTGGTTGAAGGAAGGTAGAGACTGTTTATCTGATTGATGATTTTGAGAAAAAGTGGTTGGCGGATGAGGGTCTATTTCTAATACGTAACCAATAACTTCTCCCCCTCCGACCGCCATACCCCCGCCACCCTCTCACTCTTTTTCCTCAACAATTTCCTCCCCACTTTATTCGATCCAGGATGCCCCTAGATTCGTTCTGTTCTCTGTCTCCCTACATTCTAGGCTACCTATCTAGTCGATTTCTACCAGCTAGTTGTTGCGGTTAATGGGTTGTAAGCGTATACAAGGGGAGATATATGAACGCTCAAACACTTCCTCACATTCCTTACAATGGCCTTATCGCTCGCGTCTGCATGCAATGCACTTGCCCCGATTCTGGAAAGGTAGGCACCTTTCTCTATTCAGGGGAAACGTGGAGAAATAAAGGGTCGCGCGTTACTCCGGTCTTTGCGGACCTTGTTGCCCTCGTCCAGCATTGCGACATGGGAGGCTGGCAGATCATCAAAGACGACTCGCATCCTCTAGGCACTTACACCTTTCGCGCATAACACTAGATAACAATAAAACCATGAGAACACACACCATACATACACAAGCAACTGTTAAGACTGTGAAGGCAAGCCATACGCCGGGGCCTTGGCTGCAATGGGGGCCGGAAAATCAAGCCATTGTTTTTTCAGATACGAAAGGGCCTGTTGTTGTGGCTGTAACCGACACAGACAAGGCAATCGGTTACTTGGCTCGTCAATCGAACGCCAAGCTCATTGCTGCCGCGCCTGAGATGCTGGAGGCTTTGCAAGGAGCCTTGAGAAATCTAATCATGTTTCATGGCAGCGACTGCAAATGCAAGGAGTGCCATAATGTGAAATCAGCTATCTCCAAAGCTACCGCATAACCTCACCACCAAATCAACCAAAGAAAGGGTCAGCTCTAACCGGCTGGCCTTTTTTCTTGTTAACAATAATTCAAGTGGTCGAATCTGACTCTTTAGGCGGCTCGGATGGTAGAGCTTTGCGTTTCCCGCTCTTCCTGGGCTTGTTTGCTTTTAGGTGGCATCGGTGGATGTAGGCGGCTACGGAAGATAGATCGTGGGGATCGTAGAAGCGTCTATAGCGGTCGTCTGATACCGCATGGAGAGTCTTACCAACTGCCTTGGCAATGTCGATTGAACCGTAGCGATACGGTCTTTTTGGTCTGTTTTTGGAGAAATGAGCCATTTTGAGGGACTATTGCGATGTTATCCCAGCAATATGTTCGCGTTTCTTGGGTTGTTCAAGCCTATTTGTGTGGTAGAAAAGAGTCAACCCCTTGCGCTTTGAATCGCTTAAACCTACAATCTCGCGTGCTTACAGTCTCATCATATCTGCTTCACTCTTTTTCCTTACTCTGTAGTTACAGAGATAGTCACAAAAAGAGTCTGTAATGCTTGTTTTCAATAAACTCATCCCTTGTTCTCTTTGCTTCTCTTCTTATGTAGATGAGTCATAACCTTTGGGGAACTCCGTAGGGGCGTGCGCCATCCTAGTCCATCGCTTGCCGTGAAAGGTCACACGCTCACCGTGCTCGTGCTACGCAACTAGTCGATTTTCACCTTTTATCACAAATACTTGTTGCGATCGTTGCATTGTAAGCGTATAGGTTCTGTAGATATATGAAAACCACACTGACCACCTCAGACATCGCACACGCACTCAAGAACGATTATAATGCCAATTGGAGCTGGGCCGGGGCACGTGCTCTCGCCGAGTATTTGGAGGAATACGAAGAATCCGCCGGCGAGGAAATGGAACTGGACGTTGTCGCGATCCGTTGCGACTTCTCCGAATACTCCTCCCTTCAGGACTGGGCTATCGAGTATTTCGGCGGTGAAGAACAAGCTAAAGGAAATCTAAACACTGAAGATGCGCTATATGAGTGTGACGATGAAATCTGCGACTACATCCGCGATCACGGCCAGTTGATTGAGTTCAATGGCGGCATTATCGTTTCCTCATTCTAAAAGAACGAAACGCCTTCGGGCGTCGTGGCGTATGTCGTCACCTGATGAGTTCCAAACCTAAATAAATATATGAAATACTTAAATTCCGTACTTCCTTCCTACATTGAGTGTGCCTTGTGGTCGTCTATGGACGATAGCGGCGAACCTCTCGATTCTGGCGAATACACCTTATCCGATAAGGCGCGCGAGCAAATGCGGGAAGATTGCCAAAACTTTATCGCCTACTGCGAGGAAGAGGGGATTGATTCCGATGCGTGGAGTGATGAGCAATTCGGTCACGATTTCTGGCTGACGCGCAACGGACACGGCACCGGATTTTGGGATCGGGGACTTCCGAATGGAGACAAATTGACTGCTGCCGCAAAAACCTTTGGCTCATGCGATCTTTACGTAGGCGATGATAACTTGGTTTACGTTTCCTAATCCCATGATCACCACACCACGCAAACCACTTACCCGCATCTCTCGGGCTCCCGATGCTCCTCATGGGGTTAATTCAAAGCTTGTTGTTACTCTCTGTCCTTCTTCTGGCACCCTTAAGATTAGGGAACATGGGAGACGAGAGCCTTCTTCTGTTACTGTGTCCCTGGCGCAGATTTATCAGATGGCGATGAGGCGTAAATACCTTGGGGTGTAGCATTCGCAGCCGCCCTGACATTCGCCATTTCACACCCTTCAACCCGCACACCTACATTCACCCTATTGTTAACAAGTATATGAAAGACACTGACAACTACGGAAAGCCAAAATCGGATTACCTTGCCAAAATTCAGAGTTGGGATGACGACACCCTTTTCAATGAAACGAAAGATAAAATCTGGCTTTCGGCTTACGCCCAAAACAACCCGCGAAGCGATTACCACTGGCAGGATGACGCAATATATGACGAATGGAACAAGCGGAACAAGCTTGGAGAATATTCCAAAGCTTACAAACAGGTAGTAGCTGCAAACACATGGCCGCACACAAAATAGCCTCCTTCCTCTTGGGTAATAAACTCCGTGGAGAGAAGTTGTGGATACTGACGCAAACAAACCCGACTGAAAGGAACAAGGCCGAGATTATGGAGTTACAACAAAAGATTTCCGCCTCATACCTTGAGGTATTTGGGGAAATTGCACCTTGGGAGGATTCAGAATAAATTTATGAAAACAGAACTGATAATGAAGCATTGGCAGCGTGGCGGAACTGGAATCACAAACTTTCGGCCCAGTAGTCGCTGGATTTACGAGCAAGCGATTGCAGAATATGTAAATTCGGGCGGAAAATCTGAATTGGTTATCTGCACCAGTCCAATCGGAGATACCAATATTCCTACCGATTTTTCACTGCACTCCTTGGATAGCTCCGATCTTTCGGGGTTCTGGGAAATTTTTAAGGAAATTAAGGGATGAAACGCAACTGTAAAGCCTCTTGGTTCTCCCTGACTCCGTTTCGGCGAATCCCTGGGTATCTAAAAACCTCAATCCTCATTCTCTTTATTCTCATTGTCTGTATCTTTTTACAGGTGATGGGGATGAGGAATTAAATATATGAAACATCACGAACTTATCTATTGCGACAATCAAAAAGAATACGATTCCATTCAGTCTCAGATTAAAGCGCGGTGGACGGATGCCGTTTTTGAAGACGGCTCAGACTATATTCACGAATACCGATTTTCTGTTGATCTTGATTGCGAGGAGTCAGATTTCGTCATGCTTGCGCTTTCTGGAAAATGGGCATTGGCCTGTTTCGGGATTCAAATGATGCGAATGGGAGGCAGTAAAGAGCAGGAAAAGTTACTTGGCTACCTAAAGCAGTTTGAGTCACAGAAAACAAAATCAACCCTTGCATTGTAAGCGTATTTTATTGATAACAAGAAAACAAATATATGAAACTACAACGAGATTGGAACCCTGTTAGAAGCGGGAAATATTACTGCTCACCAGCTTGCGGTTGCGGATGCACGTATCAAGCGTTTAAACAAGCAAATGCGAGCGCAAAGAAGATGATCTCAGCAATGAAGAATCCCGATAAATGGCAAGCTGAAGTATGGGAGAATTGCGGATGGCACTATTCAATCAAGTGCGGACTTCTGGCTGTTACTTCAGGACATCTCAAAACTCAATTCTCGGCCCATTACGACCATCAACATTGGTGTGATGCCAAAACTCCACAGAAAGCAGCCGACAAGGTTCTTAAATCTGTGAAGGATGAAATCAAGCGGCTGCAAGCAATCACAACTTTCTTCCCTTAACCAATATATGAAAACTAGAACTAAAGGAGAGTGGAAGGCAATCAGTATGGATTCAGAGGGATACAACCACAACGATGCAGTGCGGGTTGTTTCGGAAAATGGAACTCCTATCGCGGAATGTTCATATGCTTGCTGCATGTTGACGCCAGAAAACGCCAAATTCATCGCCATGGCGGGAACGGTAGCTCACAAGCTCGATTCTCTCGGATATGATGGAGAGAAAGCAATTGAGATGCTGCCGGAGATTTTGAAACAACTTCGATTTCTAAAGGGAGAAGTTGAGTATTCCAATAGAGAAGCAATCCAAAGCACGGAATTTCTTATTGATTCCATTAAACCATGAACACCATAACAACCTCCTCTGGAGTCACAGTTGAGATCATTGATATGTCTCCACTCAAGAAAGAAGGCTTCATCTCCATGTTTGGGGATTCTAAAACGCCCTACAAGGCCGACGCAACCCACGGACAGGCCAACGTAGCCTTGGGAGAGTTTGTTACGCCTGACGAGGCTTTAAACGCTGTTACGGCCTATGGTGCGACTGTCTGCCATTGGTTCATTCGCGGTAAACAAGTGAAGTAAACATTAAAACAATATGATAAATCCAAATGACATTAAAGTAGGGGCGCAGTTCCGAACCCGTAATGGTAAAGTTGCCGAAATCGAAGCTGAAAAAACTCACTCTGATTGGCCATGGAAAGGAAATGTCGAAGGAGGCTCTTCTTCTTGGTCGAGAGATGGGCGAGAATCTTTTGATACTAGACAAGATTCGGATTACGACCTCATCGAACTCGTTCAACCACAACAAAACATGAACAAAACATACTACTGCAAAGTTACGAATCCCAATCTTGGGAAATTTATTATTGAGTTTGCCCGAAAAAATAAACTTTTCCCTCACAGCTACATTTTCGGGAATCCAAACCAGACTGGTTTCCAGTTTCCAAATTACGATGGGCACTTTGACTGGTCTAGCACCCCTGAAGGAAAAACTGAAGTCAGTATCGACGAGTTCTTGGCCCTCCTCGAAAAACCAAATACCATATCCATCAAACTCAACGATCAATACATGGCTGAAGTTTCGAAAGATATGGTTAAGGTAGGTTGCCAAACATTCCCCTTCAGTAAGATCGAGGAAATTGTAGAGGCGCACGCTAAACTTTCTTAATCCATGACTCAAGATGACAAAATTAAGGCGTTGTTGAATCTCCTCGACGACGTAATCAAGAAGGATGAGGAGCGAGCACCGGGAGAGTGGCGAGCCAAGGTGCGGGCTCAGTTTCCAGATCAAGAAGTTTCGATTAAGCCATACCTCCTTATTAGAAGCGTTGTGGCATCCGAAAATTACGATTCTTGGACTGACGCCTCCTTCATCGCCAGCGCGTCAGTCTCGCACGGCAAGAATGCGAGGGCGTTGAAGAGCACGGTGGAATTTTTGATTAAATGGCGAGACGCATATCGTAAAACTGGACCAGGAATAGACTTCCCGGGGAAATTTCCCCAAGACAAACAACTTGATTCAATCCTCTCCCTCTACCCCGACGAAATCCTCAAACGCTACCTATGACCACCAAAAGACTAGCCAATCGTATCGAGTTTGCCTCCCGTGCTGCTGCTCATGGACGTAAAGGAGGGTCTGTGTCTTCAGATCGTAAGAAAGAAGCTACTTCTCTTTCTTTGGTTAAAGCCAGGTATTCTAGGATGAAGAAGATGGCGGAAGAGGGCAGGCTGTTTAAGTGCGTGGTCCTTAGGGATGGCGAGTATTGTTCCTATTGGGAAACTCTTTTCGTGGGAGGAAAGGGAGCTTCGCAGAAATTCGCCCGTGATTCTGGCTTGTCGCCTGCAACTGTGGTTCAGGCCGATGCTGAGGATTTGGAGAAATTCGCTCCCAAGGCAGGCTGAGTCCTGCGAGAAAGGTCACGCGGTTCGTGCTCTCGGGCCACGCCGATTATTGTTAACAAGAAAGGCTGGACTTTGGTCAAATTTGATACAATATCACAATCTGTTTTGTGATTGTAGTTACCCCGCGAGGGCAGAAACTACACAGCAGAACCAGACCGGGATTCGAACCCGGAGGCCTTCATGGCCAGCACCTAATAGCGATTCCTGCGCGGCAACGCGGAAGACTATAAGAGAAGAGGCAAGGGATTATCCGGGGATTTTCTTCCTCGCCCGTCTCTCCGCAATCTTAATCCTCTGCTTCTCTTTCTCCTTCTCCCACCTAAAGGCACTCATCAAAGTATACCTATCCCCGGCTAGTTGTAAGAGTTGTTTGCGGCTATGGTCCCGCAAAACAGCAAAGGCTTTTAACCATACCGTTCGGCTGGGTTCCTCAAGGTCACATTTGTCGATGCAGGATTGGAAGAAGGATTTACGCCACTCGTCGGACATTTTTGTATGTTTCCAGGTCCATTGAGCATTGCCGGTAGCTCGGAGAATTGTAATAGGGTTTGTTGGTCCGCGTTTCATGTTCAGCGCGAAGCTTGAAGTGAAACGAGGCAATTTCTAGCCGCTTCTGCTGCATGCGGCTCGTCAAAACTTCCGTTCACAGGCTCGCCTTCTTTCCATGATGCGATTTCGTTTAGCGTATTGATCGCCCCCGCAAGTTGAGCCTGAGTCGCGGCGAGTTCTAATCGAAGGGCATCGTTTTCGCACACGAGCTGACTGTGGCTTTTGTCGTGCCGCTCTCTAAACTGCGCGGCCTGATCCAGAATTGCGAGCCGTCGCTCTAGCCCTCTTGCAAATTCAGCAGGCACATATCGCCGAATGTTCTCGTAAATTTGAGTTGGAATTGCTGCATCGGTTAGCGGCGTCGGAATATCTGCCTCAGGTGCGGGCGACGGGGTGTTGCAATTGCAAACGGTGACCCCGCCGCATCCGCAGATAATAGGAATCTCAAAAACTCTTGGCTTCATAACTTAATTATTTTTGGATGCTTGGAGTTGTTTTAACACCGATTTCGCCGCACGGCATTCAGTCGCCATTTTCTGAATTCTGTTTTTCAAAGTTAGAATTTTTCGTTCCAAAAAAGTTTCTGCGCGCGTAATTGCGAATTGCTGTTCGTTTTCCACACCGCCGCGTTCGTTAGTTAATTTCATTTCCCATCGTCCTCGGGTTTGGTGGTGAGTGCTTCCACAAGTTCGCGAACAGAGCCTTGAGCTAACAGTGATTCAAAAGTTCCGCCTTCTTTACCAACGGACACGATGCGATCAATTACGGTTTGGGCTGCCTCGCGGAGTTTTTTCCGCTCCTCCAAGATGGCGAGAAGCAGGTCCGTTTGGACGCCAAGATAGCTTCCTTCGGCTTTCTTTATAGCGCGTTCCAGCTCTTTCAGTTTGTCGGGGTGGGTCATTGTCCGCTAAAAAGGTTTATTGCTGCGCCGATTCCAGCGAATATAAGGCCCGCATATATTAATACTGTTCCGAAGCTGTCAGGGTTCATTTCCGCATTCTTTCTATTGCTTCGTTGGAGAGGGTGATTCTTTTGCCGTTCTCGTAGGCGCGTTTTCTTTTCCGTTCGCTATCTCTTCGGCATATTTTGCACCGCCTCCAAATTCGACCAGCCGTTCCAATTTCTTCATATTCAGGAAGAAATGGATGCCCGTTCTTGCAGTGAGTTTTTCTAACCTCAGAATGGCGGCCCTTTAGCACGCAATCGGTAGAGTTGTCTTTCTGGCTGCCCAAAAATATATGAGCAGGATTGCAGCAGCTTGGATTGTCGCAATGATGTAGCGCGTTTTGACCTACTGGGATTTTGCCAACATATAGCTGATATGTTAAGCGATGGACTGAGGACAACTTATCGCGGAAAGAAATTTGTCCATATCCCATACGCTTGTATCCCTTCCATTCCACGCAGCCATTACTCTTAAATTCCAACTTACTCAAAATGCGCTCTTTCAGCTTGAGTAATTGATTTGGGTCTTCATCCCACTTTTCTAGCGTCGGAATTTTCGCTTCCGCAATCGCCTCAGCCAAGATTAAGTCGGCGGTTTCGGTCGGGGTCATGGCTCGTCGGGGAATTGGTTGAGGATGGATTCGAGGCGACTTGCTGCCGAGATCTGTCTCTGAATTTGGGCCGGGTTTAGGAAATCAACATATGCATTGGCGTCACGTTCCAGTCCCTCAATCGCCAACAGCAACGCCTTAGCCAGCGGAGCGTCAAGGTTACAGGCGGTGGCGATTCGGACAGCCAAGGGATTAAGCTTGTGAGACTCTGCTTGCTTGAAATCGGCAACGCGCCCGCTGGCTCCGTCATATAGCCGAGTGGTTTCGTAGTCGAAATAACTCGCCGACAGCCTGCCGACATTCGCCTTCTCACCCTGCTCAACCACAAGCCTGAGCGCGGCTTTAACTTTATCTAGCTTTTCAGTCTTCATATTTTCAAACGTGCCGAGGGGCGGTTATTTGGTAAGAAGGTCGCGCAGCATTTCCTCGGCTTGGCTGGTGATGGTATTTCGAAGGTGAAGAGGCCAAGTAGTCGGGCGCTCTTTAAGGATTTCCGGGTAGTAACAACGGAGATTGCTAATGATGTTTCGCCCAAGTTGTGCGCAAGCCTCTTTCTGTTCGTCACTCAACTTTATAGGCACCGGCTCGTCAGGGACGCCGCAAGCCGCGTCTATCATCATTTCAATTGGAGAGCGCGCTTTCACCGCGCCTCCCCATTGCCGAGGGTTTCTAGGATGGCGTCGGCTTGCTCTTCAAAAGATCGCCCTAGAGCAGTGCACCCAAGCAAAAAGGCATCCGTGCTCTTCCTTTGTAGTGTGATCACCTCGATCAGCTTAACCGCCGTCTCTGGACTCCATTCGGCGAGATAAGTAGCGATTGCCTCCGTCGTTTTTACTTCGCCGCTGATTACGGGATTCCCGCCGAATCCTACCTTGTCGAGTAGCCATGGAGCCTCTTCGCTGGGATCGTAGTCCCAAGGCTTGCCGTCCCATTCCCATTCACCGGGATTTTCTTCCTTCGCAGCCTTTGCCGCATCAAGCAGGCGGGTGAGGTTTGAGTTCATTTCGATTCCTCCTTGGCGCGCTTGTGGGCGAAGTAGACCCACATGAATGGAGATGCCATAAGCGCGATTGCTATAAGTCCCACTATAAGAACGAATAGGATCGCAAGAGGGCCAAACAGCATCATTGCCAGAACCTTTTCATCAGGCTGCTTCAAGATTACAGCAACAACAGCGATTATCGCCGCAATGACGGCGTAGGTCAGAAACAAGTTAATCCCCACGTAGCACTCTTCGTAAAAATCCCGCGCAAGCCAACAGACATCGGACCACATTATTTTAATCGTTTTCATCCTATTTCAAATGAGGTTGATGCCTAGCGTTTGGCAGAGAGCGAGGCAGTAGGCCATTGGAGAGGCGAAGTAGAATTTGACATATGACTCTTGGCTTTCGGCCTCGATCTCGTTGCACATGTGGTGCTCGAACATTCCATAATCCTCGTCCGTGATTAGCTTCCGGCACGCATCGACGATTGCGTTTAGGTCGTTGCAGTAATCGGGAACAGTGTCGCTAAAAAATACCTTGGCCGGGTCTTTCGGCGCATCCACTAGAACGAATCCACCGACTTCCGAAAGGTCTTTGAAGCTAAGGCGAGTCCATCCGGAATCGAATAGCCACCACTTAGCTCCTAGATGGAGGGCAATGGCAATTCGCACAGCCTCTTGTTTGTTTTTGGCGGGGGCGGTCATTTCGACTCCTTTTCTGATTTGGCCTCAGTCTCTTTCAAACTCGCCACAGTGAGGCAAATAAAGTCGAATCCAGTCTTGATAAAGAGAAGGATTGCGAGCCACGTAATCCCGCCATTCCAAGCGAGCAGCCCTGCTATTAGCGATAGAAGGCAAATCTTCTCCTCTTCGGTTGAAGAGGTAACAAGTTCTGATAGTGGTCTCACCCCTCACCCCCATTTCCAGCCGTTGCGATTGTGGGGAGAGTCGGGGTCCACGCGAGCGCATTAGTAATCCGGTCGGCGTAGTCAATGTTTGCATTTAGGAAGTCTGGATACATATCGCCTTGGAACTTTGAGACTTGAACGATAACAAAATCCGCAACGTCATTCTTGGGACACAGAACTAGGAATGGAACGCCCTCCTGTTCAGGAGCGCTCTCAATCGGCTGCCATTTAGACTCTGGCGGCTCTGTGGCGGTGAGGGCGGCGGCTATTAACTTTCCGACGGTTCTTGTTGCGTCGTGAAGCGGTCGGACATACTCCAACGCCTCCCGCATCCTGTCTCGCTGCTCCTTGAGGGCGGTGTTTTCGCGTTCGAGAGCGCTTGCCTTGTCCATCCACTCATTCCGATTTTGGACGGCGGCGGAGTGTGAGTCACAGGCGCTCGCAACGTCTACCCTAAGCTTTTCAATATACGTCTGTGCGTTTTTGTAAGCCTCTTCGTGATACGCCGCGTTTGTTATAAGCGAATCCCGTTCATTCTGCATCAGCCCAAGCTCCAACAGAGCCTGTCCGCGCATCTCATCTGCGGCTGCGAAATGCCGCGCGCCCGTTTCAATCTCGTTGTTGTGCTGGTCGATAATGGCTTGGCACTTGTCCGGCGTTAGTTCCTGACACGCCAGAACCATTGAGGGTCCGTGCGGCGTCTCGTGCCAAACGACGTCATTCGACGGGCGGGGCGGCGTGTTGATGATAAAGCAGGCATCATTTTTTGCGCCCGCATACCATTTCTGCGGCTCGGCTTTTTTTAATTCGACGGGTGTATCACTCATTATCTCTCCTTCGGTTGTTATATATCTACTCCTTGTTTACCACATTCTTCATGGTTGTCCAGAGGTTTTTCTTGTTAACAATAAATTTCCATTTCCGCCAATGGGTTTTCTTTGTCGTAGTCCCTGGTGGATTTTGAAACCCATATCAGAGTATCGTCTTTTACGACTCCGGCTTTCTCAAGAACGTGAAAGATCGCATCAATGATGGCTGGTTGGTCCCTGCGTCTTTTGTCTCCCGATACATAGAACAGATTCATATTGCACGGAGCGGAGATAGGTTCCCAGTCTTGGGGCAGTTGTCCTTTTATTTCCGCCACCTTCTCATCCCGCCACTTCGCCCATTCCTTTTTCGGGAAATGGAGGCCGGACCTTGTCACAACCATGTTGTTTTTACCCCCACGAATCTGTCCGATCATTAACAGATTGATCTTCCTATTCCCCTTGGGCTTTTCTTGGCCCGTAACAGCCTCTATCAGAGCTTTTCCTGCCGGACCTTGGGCTTTTAGCGTCTCCTCTACTTTAAGTTCTTTGTTGGCCCTTAAAGCGGAGTTTAGCTGTTCTTGTGTCCAACTCATTTTGGAGGGTGCGGTAAAGGCATCCAGTGAGTTGGCTCGGTGTCATGGAAAGCTCCATAAACCCCAGCATCTTCGGAAAAACTTCGCCAACAGGGATCGTAGACAGAGCTTTCATCATCATCCCAATATGCGGTTACAATTCTATTATCTAGTTCATCTCCTATGCAACCTCCGTAAATCAAAATCCATGTTCCGTCTTTAGGGGCCGTTTCGATTGGTTTCCACGAAATTTCGGCCATCAGTCTTTTGGCGTAGATAACTTGGTCCAACCCCTCCTCGTAAAGATGCTGCAACCATTCTTGGGGAGATAAAGGATTTTCGGCAACTGTTGTCCCGTATTTTTCCATGCCTTTTTTCTGGCGATCTGCAATGTCTCGACAGACTTCAGCCTCGGTTCCTTTTGGATTCACGGCTCAACTACCTCCCCGCACCAGCGACATTGAAAGGTATCACAGCGACATCCGGCTACAGGCTTCCACTCATGGGCGCATTCTTCTTTTTCTTCAGTCATTTCGAGAAAAGGGTTTTGCGTTTGAGGAGTTTGATGTTTTTCACTTTGTCGAAAGAACCACCCTTTTCGGGTGGTCTAGCCCATTTTCCTTTCCATTTACAGGTGTATTCAATGGCTCGAATGCCTCCGTCTTTGTCGACTCTTTCCACCTTCACAAGGTAGAAATATTGCCCATTAAAAGCATTGAGAGTCACCACGTCACCGTATTTCAAATCAGTTGTTTTCATATATCTATGTTGTGTTTATCTCATTTTTGGATTGGTGTCCATTGTTTTGTTTATCTATTTTTATGGCGTCTCTTTGCCATTTTCTCCAGAGTAGATGGTGTAAAATCGGGATGCGATTTCCCATAGCTCGGAGGAGTTTTCTTATTGGTTGGGGATTTCTCGGAGGCATAATCCGGTGTCGATTGACATTCCTACAGTTTTTCCGGCTACGCCCCTTGTGTTTTTAAGGACGCGCACTTTCATGGTTTCTCGACTGTCTTTCCAGACTCCTAGAACCAGGCCGCAAGAGTTTTCGATTGATCCTGACTCCTTGGCATCTTCCAAGTTTGGCTCATAGACCTGTTGTTTTTCAGTTGGCTTTTCTTTTCGTTTCGGCGGTCGTCCGACTTGAGAAAGGATGATTCCGATTGCTCCCCATTTTTTAGCCAACACTTTGGCCTCTTCGGCGGCGTCTGAGATTCGTTCGTATCTTGATCCTGAACCTCGGATCAGTTGGATGTAGTCGATTAAGAAGACCTCTGGAGTTTTGCCAATTTTTGCGCTGCTTCGTTCTATCTGCTCATCCACATACTTCATGGAGATGTTGGATTTCATGCAGATGTAGAGATTGTTTAATCTGTTCGTCTGCTGCCACTGGACGTTGCTTTTGAGTAGCTTTTCCCTGATGGTGTCTCCACTCGTGCGGGTTGCCATGGCGATACTTCTCTCAACCATCAGTTCTTCCGCCAGCTCGATTTCAAAGATGAGAGACGCCAGTTCCGGGTTGGACATCAGGATATTTTGGGCGGTTGCTGTTTTCAAATTCCCGGTTCCTCCCATGATTGCCAAAAGATCGCCCCGAACTAGAGGGCGGACGTTTAGGGATGGCAACCATTTGGTTAAATCAAGCTGAATGTCCGAGTTGTTGGCGGCGTTTTGCTTGTAGCGCCTGACCAGCTCATCCATAGAGTAAATTTCACAATCCACTCCTCGGTGAAGGAAGTTGGATTTTGAGACTACTCTTTGAAGGTCTGCCGCTGGTTCTTGAGAGGCGTTTATGTAATCCGTTACATCTTTGATTGGATTTTCATTGAATGTTTTGGGAAGTTCGGCCCATTTTGTCCAAGCCACCCGGCCTTCAAGGGCTTTTAAGACCATTTTCCCATGCTCTAGTCCCGGCTCATCATTGTCGGGAATGATGATGATTTTCTTGTTTTCAAGAATCTGCGTGTAGGACGGGAGCCATTTTTTGGCTCCTCCTGGGTTGCAGGTTGCGACGATGTCCAACTTTCTCAGGGTTTCGACATCCTTTTCTCCCTCCACGATTACAACCGTATCGGATGACATGACTTCCGGGAGATTGTAAAGCAGCCTCTCAACTCCCTCCATTTTCCAGTCGAATGAACCGTCTGAATTTACTTTACGCTGTCGGAAGGTTTTTGGCTCGTATCGGACGACTTGATAGCTGAGTTTCCCAGTAGGGTCGAAATAGTCGTAGGTTGCGACTTCTCTCCTTGTCACTTCTTGCGGCCCTGATGTGGCTACAGAGCGTTTTGTTTGTGTTTTGGTATTCGGAGTGCGGTCCATTGGTTTTTCGCCTGTAATGAGGCTCACAGCTTCACTCCTCGAAACATTCCACAGTTTTTCCGCAAGAATGATAACATCCCCTCCTCCGCATCCTCCAAAGCAATGCCAGATTTGTTTCTTGAGATTAACTTGAAAACTGGGTGATCGGTCTTCGTGCAGAGGGCAACAGTAGGAAATTTCATCGCCTTTGCGAGATTTTGGCTGATAGCCCTGATTTTCAAGAAATTCATCAAGCGGGTAGTCAAACTTGATTTTTTCGAAGTCGATTTCAGATGAAGGAGGCATAAGTGGAGGGAGATTCTGATTGAGAGGGCCGCGTGTCGCCATTTAGGAAAATTCCCCGCCAGCCTTGGGCGATTGTGGTTTGAATTGCTTGGATGGAGGCGTCCAGCCCGTGTTCAGCCATGCGGTCCCACTGTTTTTGGATTGAGTGAGGGCGGAGCGCGCCATGCCCTGATTTACGACGGTGGTCCTGATACTCCTCCCAAGCTGCGCGGAATCGCTCAGTGTCCAACAGGGATGGTAAAGTTGGTTCGGTTATGCTTTTAACCCCTTGTTGGGATTTTTCCGCCTTAACCCCTTTTTGTTCTAAAGCATTTATATTACCAGTATCTAAGCATTTGGGTGCATTTTCACCACCCATGGCGTTTTCGCAGGGGTGGTCCACCCCCTCGTTTTCCGCAGGGGTGGAAACGACCTTAACGAAATACTTTACCTTCACATACCATCCCGTAATTTCACTCTCGTTGTTTCGACTACAAACATCCTCAATTAGTCCAATTTCTCGGAGCTGGGATTTTCGCATCTGAACCTTCCTTTCGCCCCATCCCAGTCCTTTAGAAATGTAAGAAACTGTGCATTTTATCTGGGAAGTTTCCTGCCACCTCGCCGTATAGGATAAGAAAAGATAAAGAGCCAAAAGGTCGGAGCAATTTTCCTGTTTAAGCAGGCGGTCGATAGTTACTTTTGTAACCCCAACACTGCCATAATTGGGATCGGATTCCGCTACGCGGGTTTCGTATCTTCCCATGATATTTACACTCCAAACATAAAAAATTTAGCTGCTCTAGTGTGGAGCCGGGACCGGAAATTTGGCACTCCTGCCTATTCCCAGCCCCACACGGGAGCAGCTTAATTAAAAGTTTGAGACTGTAGGGATTCCGGCCCCTATCAAACAGCGCGAGCAATCTGACGCACTCACTCTATCTTTCTCTCAGATGGAGTCAAGATTCTTGTTTTCAATAATCTTCCTGTCGGCCATGCAGATGGTGTCTGCGTGAGCTGCCCCATGAGCCACTGGCAAAATCTCAATAATCTCATATCCCCTTTTCTTTCCCATTCCGTTACTGTTCCATCCAAAAGTCAGGACAAGTCCGCTTTCTTGAACAAGAGGATGAAAAGCGTCTTTAATGTTGGTCCAAAAAGAAGATTGAGTGTCGTGCATGGTGCATTCCCGTCCAATCGACTTGTAGCACTCAGAAACTTGTCGGGGCGAGTATGGTGGGTCAAGTATCAAAAGATCGCAGAAAACCCCGCCAGACACCAAGAATCGCCCATATTCTACAGCATCCATATGGCAGGTTGCCTCGGTGTCAGGATTCAGGTCGTTGGTAAAAGTGGCCCATGTTTTGTTTCTGGCAAAAGGGTCGATACTCACGGTTGAGTCTTTCAAATACCTCTGCACAAATTCTCCAATCGGCTTAATGGAGAATGTGCAAGAATTTGGCATTGCCCACGCTCGTGACATTTTCACGACAAAACCCTCTCCATAATCTCATTCACGATTCTTTCACGATCTTCGTTGGCAACCATCGGCCCCATAAAAGCACGCTGAACGCCGATTTCGGAATCTTTGAAAGTTACTCGCAAGACATTGGTTTCCTCGTCCAGATGAGAGATGACGTATCTTCGATTTCCCAGGAAGAGAGCATCTATCTCTCCAGCTACGTTTCCATCGTCGTCGATTGCTTCAAAGTTTCCGTGTAGCTGCTGATAATTATTGGCCTCTACGAAGTCGCAGAGGGAGTTTATGAGGTCTTCTCGGAGCATTTTATTCAGACCATTCGTAAATTTCGCAGAAAGGAGCAGAAAGAATCCGGTCGGGCTTTTTGTCCAAATAACAGTTGGTGGTCTTTTCTTCGTGGCGATACCCGTATTGAGAAACATGGGCCGCGCGAAGTTCGTTTCTGGCCTCATCTTCTGATCTAGCCAGAACGTAAGCGATGGAGGAGCCGTAAGAAACCTGATAAGGTTGATTCCAGATATATAATTTTATCTCGTCCATATTCATTTATTGTTATCAAGAATGAGCTGAATCTCAGCCTCTATCTCCAAAGCCTGTTCTCGGGCCAAAGAAAACAGAGCCATCCAATCGCTCGACCACCCTTCCCTTGCTGTATCTCGGTCGGCACAGGCTCGGAACATTGCCATTTCACTTACCATACGAGCATGTTTGGCACGTAGGAATTTCAGTTTGTCTTGTGTGTTTATGTTCATCTTTCACTTTTCTACAAAAAAGTTATGGACTTCGCAAGGAGAATCTGTTTATCTCGTTTGTAGATATGAAACACACGAAATTACCCGACGGCCTTCCACCTCTTCCCCCTGTCCCTGAAGGATACGACAAAATTGAACTCAAGGGATGGGGATGGAGTAGCAATAAAAAGAAAGTTCCGTATTCGATTGCCTCAAAAGAGAATGAAGAATGGATGAATTTCATTCCTGATGTTGCAACGGGAATCCAGAGATTTTACTACATCGTTGCCGTCAAATCCCCCAAGAAGAAGGTTATTGTTAACAAGAAGGGCTGGATTTCATTTAAGGATCAAATTCCGAAAAAGTCCGACTATCCTATCGCTAGTTTTTGCAAAGGCCAGCGGATAATTGTTTGGGATACCGAAGATCATCCTGAGTTCGGAATGGACGAATATTGGATTAGTTTGACATTTCCTGAGCCGCCTAAAATTAACGAATCGGCGTTTGAAACTTGGTGGAAATCTACTGGCTTCAAACATGGTAAAAAGGAAGCTCTTGCTGCGTGGGATGCAAAGAAGTGAATAGCGATTTCGGAAGGTTGGCCGGGATCGCTTTAGTTATTCTCTGCCTAACCATAGGAATGGGCAGTTGTGCATTCCTATGCAATTCTCGCATGGAGCTACGAACATATTCCGATCCCGATAAGCGAACGCAGGCAGAGAAATCGTCTCGTCAAATTCAAGCCGAGTATCAGCAGTCTCAAACTAAATGAACCAGAAATTTACAGCCTGCCTAGTAAGCAACAACGGCAAATTGGAGCTGCATGTATCCAGTCAAGCCGGACTCAACATCCTTGGAACTCGCCATGAACGAGCAGAATCTGGAGAGCGGTTTCCGCAGGTAGTTCGGGATTTCCACCAAGAAGAGAATGCCGAAAACATTGAGATTGCTGTAGCTGCCCTTGAGGCCACGCAAGCATTTTTTAACCGTGTGCAGAATAAACCTCAGAAGAAATCTAAGAAATGACATATACAGCATGGACATTGGATAAAGAAGAGATGGAGCGATTTGCTAGTGGGGCGATGTGTTCAACAATTGCCCATCTCATTAAAGATGAAATTATTACTCCTGAGCAGGCGTCCAAATGGGTTGATTCACATACAATGACAGTTCTTACAAAGAACAGCGTTATGGATAATATCGCAAGACTTCTAGGGTTAGTAGAAAAAGGAAAAGGATCATCTCTACAATTTCGAGTTGTAGAACTCGATTTGCCAAAATGAACATCCCCGTAAATATCTTCCGAGCAGTGGCCTCAGCCATGAGCAAAGACCTTACTCGATACGTCCTAAACGGGATTGAGGTGGTCCCTAAAAAAGATGGGGTAGTTCTTTGTGCTACAGATGGATACATTTTGATTTTTGCCTTGATTGAAGGTGAGCATAATTTCAAAGACCCATTCATCATTCCGGCTCATTTGGTTAAATATATCAGGTTAAATACGGCCTTGGCCATTTACGATGCAGGGACATCAGTTTGTCTCGATACAGGGAAAACTGAGTTTAAGAGCGTAAAAGTGGATGGAAACTTCCCTGCATGGAGGTTGATGATGAAACCGAAATCAGAGTTGGTTCCATCCATGCCTACAGGACTCGGCTGGCAGGTCATGGAAACGATCATAAAGGCTCAGGTTGCGCTTGGAGTCCCTAAGGGCCATCGCGGTATCCATCAAGTGTTTGGAGAGCAAGGAAGCCCTGCTGGTGTGCGTTACATGCAGCTTGGGGATAACATCGTTACCTGCTTTATGCCGACACGGAAGGCTGCTGAAGATGCAGGATCGTTCAACTGGCCTGAATGGGTCGGGTAATTTTTATTGAAAACAAGAATATGACTTGGAAAGAATTAAAAAGGGCGGTTGAGGCCAAGAAGGTTAAGGATGATGATGTGATCGCTCTTGCCATCCACTCGTCCGAAAACCCAATGCAATGGCTGTCTGTAAACAAAACTCCTGATGTGGATGTTTCTAACATGCCTAAGATTAAGTGCATTTCACTTCACCCTAAGAAATAAATATGAGCGTAAAAGAACTAATTAAATTTCTTAAAACCCAACCGCAGGATTTGCAGGTAGCCTATACTTGTTGCAGCGAACAATGTTTGCTAAATGTGCAAGACATTGAAGTGGCAGAGTTTTGCCTTCCTAGAAATGATGGATGGATTCAAAACGCTCGTCCAGATATGCCAAAACAATCCTATCTTCTTTTTCCCGGAAATTAACATGAAAACACTTTTAGAAGCACTATCTCCGATCAAATTCCCACAGCTTATTCGCGAGGACATCCCTATTGAAAAGGAAGTCTATCGAAAAGCATTCAAAGCCATTGGGATTGTCGAAAGTTGGCACGATACATCAAACGGCGAAATCTACATATGGGACGACAAAGAATCCCGACTCTGGTTCTTTGGCCAAAAGGAAGCATTCGTTTCTTACTTCACCTTTGAATACGGGAAGCCGTTCATGTTCATCAAAGAAAGTCTGCTCGTCACTCGTAAAGGCAACTCCTTTGACTGGAATGTGCTGGCAAAACACCTGATGATGAGCCTTCAGTATCCCATTCCGGCTTCGGGGGAACTTTTACCTGCTGATGGTCCTTATCCAGCTATCTTGGGAGAGTTGAGTAAAAAGAAACTGTTGCCAAAAGGATCGGAGAAATTTGCCCGACATCTGTGGGACCAACGAGTAATGGAAAAGCTCGGGTTTCGACAACCCACACTGTCCCGATACGATGTCCTATTAGTTTTGGTCGAGGCAACCAGCAACTATAACTTCAGCACGATTTCAAAATTGCACCCAATTCTCTGGAGCATGGTCGCAGTTCCAGGATTACTTACTCAGACAAATGAAGAAAAGTTGGATCAAAAGAAAGACGGGATTCAAGAAGTCCAATCCGACTTTATTGAAAACGATAAAGCCGGTTACAACTCAGGGCCCCTCGACCCGCCCATCTGGCCTCCAAGCAACATTTACCACGAAAGTCCGCAAGAAGCTGCGCCCGCAATCAGCCAAGAGAAGCAAGGAGAATGAACTTTACCTTAAAAATCGAGCGCGATACCTCGTCGCCGTGCCATTTTGCGAGTGTTGCCGAGCTAGAGGCTTGGAACCGCAGCCAGCAACGCAAATCCATCACCGAGCCGGAAGAATGGGCAAGTGGCTCTTGGACGAATCCTACTGGTGCGCCATCTGCTCAGCCTGTCACGACTGGGCGCACACCAATGGAAAAGAAGCTGAATCCCTCGGCATAATCATACGAATCCGATGAAGTTATGAAAAGCATACCCACAATGGAAATTGTCCGAAATATCTACCTAGAGCACGCCGAAGATGGTCACATTATCGTCGGTCCAGATGCTGATGGATTGAATCTCCCAGAAATTCTTTGGAAGGAGCCAGACGGAAAAATTGTGGCTCAAATGACCTTCAGTCCTATCGTTGCAAATTTGGTTGCCAAGGCACTTCTGGATGTTTCAAACGAACTCGCCGAAAAAGCATGAATGAAATTATATCAACTTTGGTTGAACTATGGCGATTTGACATCTGGGTATTCAGCCAATGGTGGGTCTATGCACCGTGTTTCATCCCTGCCACATTCTACCTGATGTTCTTCTTTCTGAAATGGATGGTGATTACTGCGCCTGCATGGCTCCCAATCGCCGTCATTATTGCAATCTGGAGAGCCAAATGATTGACAAAACCACACTTAGAGAAATGAAAACATTTTTCGAGTCCCGTCTTTACATGGACCGAAAACAAAACAAGGACTGGTGCGGTTCAGCCGTAGCCACAGAAGACGCCCGTCAGCTAGAAAGATTCTTGGAACTCATCAAAAAGATCGAGAATCTTACAGAGTAGATTGATCTTTCTCGAAAAAAGATTGTTGACTTCTTCGCAAGAAATAGAGATAAACATAATCAGATATATGAAATACAAAGCAATTGTTAATTTAATCGCCTTGGTAGTGATTACTGCATGGTTATTTTCACTTGTGCATCAACAGATTCCAATTCGGAGCACTCCCGAAGAGGTTGGTTGGTGGACTGCCATTTCCTTTTGGACTTTCTTCATTGTTACTTTTTACATGGGCTGGGATTTCGGTCGCGAATTTCCAAAGAAGAAATAGCATGAAAAAGATACCAGCTATCGAAACATTCGGGAATACATGTTCCTCGCCCCTATTCTGGATTGCCCTGAGTCAAAAGCGCCGTGAAGTGAAGAAGGGTCTTATTGCTCGTTTGTGGGCCAAGGTGAGGGGGTAATATGGGACATTTCTATAAACGCGACGGCTCTCCCATGTTTGAGGTTCCTAAGAAAAAGGGGGACGGGATGCGCTCGACCACCATCAAAGACTGTCGGGAGCTTGGTCTTTATCCCTCAGTCACTACGATCTTTCAGGGAGTTCTTGTTAAGCCCGAACTGGACAAATGGAAGCAGAAGCAGGTTCTGTTGGCTGCGCTTACCTTGCCTAGAGTTCCGGGAGAAACCGAGGATGAATATTGCGAACGCATCATTCGGGATGCTTTTCAACAAGTGGGAGACGCCGCTGATTTGGGTTCGGCGGTCCATCAAGCTATTGAGGATCATTTCCAGGGATTCCGATTTCAACCCTCACTTCGCCCTTACGTCGATCTGGTTGAGCAATGGGCCAAGGATAATGAGGTAGAGTTCTTGAGGCATGAGGTTCGTCTGGTAAATCCGGTTATCGGATACGCTGGAACCACCGATGCGATTGCTTTGGTCAAGGGTCAGTATACGATCATCGACTTCAAAACCCGCAAGACTCGTCCTGAATACAAGATTGAGCCTTGGTCCACAGAACCCATGCAAATCGCTGCTTATGCCAACTGTGAGATTTTGGGACTGACTGACGAGCCTTTGAAAGTCGCGCAAGGATGTAATGTTTACCTGTCTACGACCGAACCCGGCAGAATTGGTGATGCTTGGTATGACATCGAAAAGCTCGATAAGGAGTTCGATTGCTTCACCCACATCTGCAAGGTCTACCAGCATCTCAATCGGTGGACTCCACCAGTTATTGAAAACAATAATGAAATTTGATTCTCCAGAAACAGAACAGGCATGGTTAAAAGATACGGCTGAACACTACCAAGCCAAAGCCCAAGAAATCATGCAGAAAGAACAATTTAAGCGTGCAGACTTGGATAAATACCAATCATACTCAGCACTCTCAGACGCAGCCAAAGAACTTGCGGAACTTCTCCGCGAAGAACAGAATAAACATAAATAAATATGTATCACCATAAAGAAACCACCAAGAAATCTTTCCTTGGAAAGACTCTGAACAACATCGCCAGAATTGATGAATCCACGGTTAAAATCTCTTTTGGAGACGGAGAGGAATGTATTTTGGATGTGGAAGGCGACTGCTGTTCACATTCCATCTTTTACGAAATTGATTTTCCTGAGCCTGCAAAGGGAGGGGTAATTACTGATCTAGATGAGTCTGGATACGGCGATTCAAAATCCACCTCAACCGTCGATAGTGAAGAAGTTGCTACTGAAAAAGTAAAAGCTCTTTTTCCTGATTTTTATATCGAGTGCCTGAGCATTTGGAATGTAGTTTTCTCTACATCCAAGGGAGATGTCATTGTTCGTCACATCAATTCCAGTAATGGATATTACGACGGAATGACCGGATACAAATTCAATTAACTTAAACCATAAAACAATATGAGCAGATCAGCACCTAGCGACCGCATCCAAAACCCGGCAACCAAATTTTTCTCCTGGGACGCAGGAGAAGGAATTGTGCAGTTCTACGATAAAGAAAAGAAAGAGAACGTCAAAGTTGAGGGTGAATTTGCCTTCATCCTTCTCGACGAACTCGCCACAATCAAAGGCTGGCATGAAGCCTCCTCAACGGGCATTTACTCGAACGAAGTCAAAGACACCCGCCAGGAAGTCCTGATCGTTCGTAACTTCAACAAGGAAACTCTGGCCGAAGGGGTCTACAAGACCATCAAGGATCGTGTGGTGGCCGCAGGAGGTAAATACTGCGCTTCTCTCTACATCGCCTACAAGGACGGTAAAGAGTTGAAGATTGCCAATCTCTCCCTAAAAGGGGCAGGATTTGGGCCTTGGCTTGAGTTCGCCAAGAACAACCGCGCCGACATCTACAAGAAGGCTGTCTTTATTTCGGGAACGACCGAAGGGAAAAAGGGTCGCGTCACCTTCCAAATGCCTGTCTTCTCCCTCAAAGAGATTGCGGAGGAAACCAATGACCAAGCTACCGAACTGGATCAGCAGCTTCAGACTTACTTGAAGAGCTATCTGGCTCAGCCTAAGGCCCGACAGGTTGATGAGTTCAATCAGTCGCATGATTATGGAGATGAAGAAGCGCCTCAGCGTGAGCCTGAAGACGAAGACCCAGATTCGATTCCCTTTTAATCCTAATAACTAAACTAAAACACCCGATGCTGTGCCGGGAAATGCACAGCAAAATCTATATATGAAAATTGATACATCAACCACAGCATGGAAAATAGCTGACGATATCGTTAGCTACATCGCGCAAACGCCATCGTCCGAGCTTTCGGACGCCAATATTGCAGGACTTACCCCGGCAATTAAGCGGATTGTTCTTTCTGGAATTTCCTCAATGCCGGACGCATATGAAGAATTACAGGCAGCGCGAGAAGCCGGAAAGACGATTCAATTCAAGCCAGACCATTTCATGCCATGGGAAGACATCTTGCCACATCAAAGCCTTTCGGCTCGCGATCCATCGGCATACCGCATCAAGCCCCAATTTCAGCTTCCAGAAAAACGGCCTTACTCAAAAGAATCGTGGAATTTTGAATGGGTAAAACCTGTAAATGGCAATCGCGATGTTCGCGTTCTGGCAATTGATGAAACCCAAATTTACTCCCATTTTGGCGCGAACACTTTTGAAGAATTGATGCGTGGATATGTAGGCTCTAACGACCGAGTCACATGGACCGAGCTGTATCGCTAACTTATTGAAAACAAGAATATGAAAAACACAGACCAAGAAATCCGCTTCCTCGCAACCGAGGCCCAGAAGATTCAGGGCGACATCACCATTAACTCCATCATTAGCCATTGTAAGGTTGGGTATAACAAAGCGAAGTTAGTATTCGACTACCTGCAAGAAAAGGGTGTTGAGGTGGTGATTGAGCCGGAGGTTATTGACGAATCAGTGACTGCTCCTATTGCTGAGGCTATTCCCGTGGCGGAAACTGTTGTGGTAGTTGATGAAGTGGTTGCCGAAAAAGATCACTCGCAAGAATTGGCGATTATCGAGGCCGGAAGTCAGCCATTGAACCTTGGCGCAGCTCTTGGGCAGCTCCTGCAAAAGTTCTCCATGGGAGAAAAACTTACGCAGTGTGTCCCAATTGAAGGGACGACCGACCTTGATATTGGTCGAGGCATTCAAGTTCTGACCGGAGTCAAGAACTGGACCGAGCTTGGGTTGGGCGATCTTATCAACGAGCTTGAATCTCGGGGCCATGAAAATGTTATCCCCGCCATCATCTCAAACCTTGGTCTGGAGGAATCCTACTCAACCCTTTCGGCTTACGCCCGCACCGCTAAGGTTGTTTCAAATGAACTCCGCGAACTTCCTGGACTTCGCTACTCTCATTTGAATGAGGTGGCCTGCTCCAAGTTCTCCGATGATCCAGAGAAGCAATCTCAGGCGGTAAAGGAAGTGCTCATTGCTGCGTCAGAAAAGGGCTTAAACGTGGCCCAGACACGGGAAGCAGTATTGAATCGAAAAGGAAAGTCAACGAAGCCTACGCCTAAATCTACTCCATCAACCACACCTAAGCACGGTCGATACATCGTTGTGTCCAAGGTAGAGTGTGAGCATTCCTACAGCACGGATAATCTTCCTGACCCGGATGATAACCACATCGTAATCGACACGCTGGATTCTGTCATCTCCTGCCATGCTTGCTCGGGACTGCCAACGTGGATTCCCCTCCCTTTGGAAAAGCTGGCAGCTACGGTTGCTGAAGTTGAAGTGGAGGTTGTGCGATGAACAGGGAAATCGAAGGGGTAACAGTTGGAATGTTTGTCGGAATCATTCTTTTCGCTATATTCTGGGGAATATGCATCCGTCCAATTCATAACGACATATGGGAACGTAACGCTGTTAAAAACGGGAAGGCGGAATACGTTCTTAACCCCAACAATGGGACAACTACATGGAGATGGAAGCCGTAGTCCTAAAACAAATTAGTTGATTTTATTTTGCGCCTACACTAAAGGGTTCCTTAGCAGGGGAACAAATCTGCTTAAAGAATCCGATAGTGTAGCGCGCAAAATTATCTGACGAGAAAAGACCGGGAGATTAAGTTTTCCCGGTCTTTTTATGCCCACGACCAACTCGCATCCACAAGGAATGGAGGGGCGAGGTTGAATAGCTTTTGTGCCCCCGGAGCCAAGTCTATCACAGCTCCGTTCTCTGTGTTTTTGATCCACGGCATACGATCCCCGACAATACATTCTTTTGTCTGTCCATTGATCGTTACCAAAACTTTCTTCCCAGATGCAGCCTGAGCACTACCGAATTTCTGAATCATGTAATCGGGCTGCACAGCTACATAGGGAATGTTGATATTGGTTGTATCTATTCCTGTGTAACCAATTCCGTTGTCACCAAAACCAAAGCAGTAATTATCGCTGAATCCCTTTGCCTTACAATGATTGAAGGCTCTTACATCTGCCGGATCGGCAAAGCTGCTCGCCTTACCCTGAATCGCCCCAGAGCCGCCATTCTCTGAGCTGTTCTGGGGATTCGATTTTGGGGGCCATTGCTCGTTATTCCCCGCCGAAGCAAGTTGATCGTAAGCCTTGCGGGTATCTGACCCAAAGATTCCGTCGACAGTTACACCTAACAATCTTTGGACGGCCTGTCTGATTTCTTTGGCTGTCATTTATCGAAAACAATAACGTCGCGTTCGCGTGAGAAGATATTCAAAATGAAATTCGAAGCCTGCTGGTGATCTAAATAAATATGGTTGATAAAATCCTTTTACGGTTTTTAATGTATTCCATGGAAATCATTGGAGATAAATATAACAGATGGACCGTAATTGCAAAAGCAGAGAATAGAATTTTACACAATAAAAACAGAGCTTATTGGGTTTGTAAGTGTGAATGCGGAATCATTATGGAGGTTGAACAATCTGCGATTAGAGGGGGGATGAGCAAGTCTTGCGGATGCCTGAAAAGAGATAGAACGCGCCAAAGAAATTTTAAGCACGGAATGGCCCATACATCAAAGTCATATTCTATATGGGCAGGCATGATTCAAAGATGCCTTAATCCAAAATGCTCTCAATACAAGGATTATGGAGGCAGAGGAATTTCGGTTTGTGAAAGATGGACGGACTTTGAAAATTTTCATAAAGACATGGGAGAAAAGCCAACAGATAAAAGTTTAGATAGAATCGACAATAATGGCAATTACGATCCAGAAAACTGTCGATGGGCAAACAGATTTGAGCAAAGCCAAAACGCAAGGTCTAATATAATTCTTCATCTCAATGGAGTTAAAAAATGCGCCGCTGAGTGGGGTAGAATTCTTGGAATTCCAGAAAATACTATTTACGCAAGGCATCGAAAAGGGCTTCTTGATTGTGAATGCCTACAGGTTGGAAGGCGTCCTCGAACGAGGCGTTCCATTTAAATAGTTTCTTTACAGAATAAAGAGCATCCTCATGCGAAACTTTCACTCCGATCACTGTTTCTGTTTGGGTTGAGACAAGAAACGGACTGCATCCAGTCACCATTAAACAAAGCGCAATAATTCTCATTTCTGAGGCTTGGTTGGAATGGGATCGGACTTCTCATTGATAATCTTTGTCTCGTTCGGTTGAGAAGATGTGGCGGTGGTCTTAACTAGCATCGCCGATATGGCCCCAACGAGGCCGCCAGCAAGAGTGTTTAACTCAGGAGGGATAGGGATGGCGAAATAGGATAACAGACAGATGGTGGCTACTGCCATGATCGCTAGAATGGCAATCGTGGAAGTTACAACGAAAATCACTTTATGGTTTGAATCTGGCATCATTCTTCTTTCGCATCGCCTCTTCGGCGCATGGCAGTTGAAGTTTGGATGCCGCCAATAGCTATCAAGATTTGCGTCATCTGTTTACTGTATTCATCAAATTTTGCGTTCAAAGGTAGAAGGTGATTATTCATTTCCTGCCTCAAGTCATGCCGCGTCATTTGAATCTCAGATTGCATCTTGGCCTCGATTTTTAGGGAGGCTATGTCGATCATGCTTTGAACAGATTCCTTGCTAGGGGCAGTTTCGATCTTGTCCGATAGCCTTTTTAGGAGGGCAGAGATAATTCTGATTGATACAGCCCCGATGATACCTGCTGCGGTTACACCCACTGCAAGACTGACTAGTGCTGTTTGAAGGTCCACGTAAATGTCCACCTTTCTACTTCGCTCCGCATTGGGAACATGGGGGTGTTCTTTGTTTTAAAAATTATCATCATTGTCCCTTCTGACTGATGTTTGGATAATACTGAATATCAGAAGGAAACTTTTGTTTGAATGACTTTTCAAAGATGAGGGAAATTATCCTCCACTGGTTAGCGTCTTGGAGATTTCTTACTTGGTCGCTGGCTCGAAATTGAGTTTCCACTTCGGTCAGTGCCGCTTCAAACTTTTGATCCCGGACTTCTGCCGAAGCTATCCTATCTGTATTCGCACCAATGGAGCTATGGATTAAATCTCGATCTTTCTCAGAGGATGCAGCTTTTTCAGAAATTGGATTAACTACCATGCTGACATATGCAGCTCCGGCCCCTAAAACCGCCATCAAACACGCGACAATTACACCGAAATTACCCAGAGTAAATTTCCCACCAGAAGCAATCTGGTCGAGTTTGGCATCCATTTTCTCCACTACGGAAGTAACGTGGAACATTTGTCCCTCGACTCGACTAACCCTTGCTTCTAACGAGTCGTCTGTGCTCATTTATACCCCAAGCTTGATGATCTTCATTACAAAGGAATAAGACTGTCCAATTGCCAAAAGGGGAGCCTGAAGCATTACTTCAACTGTGGTTGAAGATGCTACATAGGCATTGGTGGCAATAGTATAGCCATCAGTCAACGATGAGCTTGGAACAAGAATGATGGGAGTTCCGGTGGTTAATCCTAGCCCCGAAGAAACGGTTACCGTGACTTTTCTCCATCCCGCAGAAATAGCGATTACTGCTGTTTGGGATACAGTGAGAGTTCCGACTAGCGTATTAACACCTGCTGTTTGTAACGGATGGACATGATCTGCTCGGGCGGCAGTTGTTCCAACGCCAACAGAAACTGTTCCTAGTGCAGCAGGATTTGTCGTTGCGAGAGGTGTGTTTGTTGCACCTGTAGCGATACCAGAGAGCTTTGTAAAATCCGCAGAAGACATTGAACCTGCTGACGAACCCGAAGCGGAAGAAATGCCAATTGTTGCACTAGTAGAGGTTCCGCCATTAGTGATGGGAGCGGTAACTGCAATTACTCCAGACGGTCCTTGGGCACCAGTTGCCCCGGTCGAACCTGCCGCTCCAGTATTCCCTGTATCCCCTTTTACTCCTTGGATGCCCTGGGAGCCTTGCGGGCCGATTGACCCGGTATCGCCTTTATCTCCCTTGGGGCCAGTCGCACCTACCGAACCTTGGGGGCCAGTGGGACCAGCATCTCCCGCAGGGCCTTGAATCCCCTGAGGACCTACAGGGCCAGTATTTCCAATTGGTCCGGTTGCCCCAGTCGGTCCAGCGATTCCGGTTGAGCCTTGAGCGCCTGTATCACCTTTGGGGCCTTGAGAACCAATATCTCCCTTAGGACCAACTGCTCCATCATCACCTTTGATGCCTTGGACTCCTTGATCGCCTTTTGGTCCGACCGGACCAGCGATTCCCTGAATGCCCTGAGGCCCCTGTGAGCCGGTTTCTCCGACATTACCCTGTGGTCCAGATGCGCCAACAACTCCTTGGATGCCTTGTGGGCCAACTGGACCTTGCTGGCCAATCAAAGACTCAAGCCACTCTTGGGGAGTTCCTGAAAAACCTTGCTCTACAGCTACTTCATACGCACTCTTCCCGTCCGGTCCCATCGGCCCGGCTTCTGGCATCATCGTATCAATAGTGACGTTGGTATCTACCCATGCCTCATTTCTCTTTTGGTAGATTTTACCTGTAGAGTTGTCGATTCCCAAGTCCCCATCAATTCCTTGATCGTTGGGCGGAACTCCTGTGAACCCCATCAGGTTAAATAGACTGATAACGTCGAAGGCCATTTATTGAACATCCCACTGTTGGGAATGCCTCTGAAAGTCTCGGGATTTCTCGTTAACAAGAATGTCGAGATATTGGAATCCGGTATTGCCGATGTAGATCAACTCACCATCAGCAGCTTGGATGCGAAATCCTCCCGGACTCTTATTGGTGATTGAATACACCTTGCCTTCTTGGAAAGAGGAAGATGGAGGCATACTGATAACAACACCAGCAGTATGAACCAGGATTGAGCGATCTGTTTCGTCTACAACATAATCGTTATAAACATCTACGATCCTCGTTCTGATAAACGTGGGTAGATAATTAGCGTCGGACATCTCATGCAGAAGTTACGGTGATGTAGAGCGTTCCAGCACTACGGGTATAATTGATTGTATCCAGAACTCGTCCATTCTGAGCGATGTAACTTTCGGTATAAGAAGCAGGGAAGAGAACGCCTTGAACAGTTCCTGAGAAGGATGCGTCGGACACCATCGTTACTCGGCTGTATCCAGCAGGCACAGAGCCGTTTGCAGTAGCGGCAGATCGAACGATGGTTTGAGGGGCAATACCTCCCGAAACTGTATTGGATGCAATGAGGCCAGAAGCCACCCCTTGCCCAAGAGCAATGAGATAAAGAAGTTTCTGCTGTGTATCGAGAGCGTCAGGGACTTTGTATGCGTATTCAGCCATAATTAGGGAGCGGTTGCGATGAGGCCGTAAGCCGAAAGTGCATCAATCAGGGATTGTAAAACCGGATCAATTGCGGTTCCAGTTACCGTTTGTTTGCTGGCGGGAGAGCCGTCAAAAAAGGATACAGAGGAAGCCGCTTGACCCAAATTGATAGAACTGCCTCGAATGGTTGTTTGATTGTTAGAATCGCCAAAATTGGTGTCACCAGACATGGTTCCAAAACTGGTGCTCATCGTTAAATCCAACCCGCTTCCATCAGTTCCGTTATTTGGCCCAGCAGAAGAAAGATCGTATCCCGTAAGTCCAGACGTTGCCCCGTTACCAAAGTTGATACTTACATCGTCATTTCCAACGGTAGACCCCGTCACCACAAACATGGGACTGGACAGGTCCAAAGCGGGATCGCCAGCGGAATCATTCAGCACGACTCCATCCTTAATCGAGGGATTTGGATATGTGCCTGATAGGTCCCCGCCAGCAGGTCCAGATGGAGAACCTCCTCCCGAACTAGACACCGTGCCCATAAGGACATACCCAGACGCTCCTACAGGAGCATCTTTTGGCCTACTCCAGACACTTCCAGTAGTAACATTTATTACCGCTTGTCCACCTGAAGTAATGACCCGATTCTCGGGGTCTTCGGAAAAACATTGAAATTGAACTGGTGAAGTTTGCATATTTATTCCCCGTCTTTGTCGTAATCGCTATCTGCGGAATCGCCGTCGTTGTCCTTGTCGTAATCAAGGGGGATTCCCTCGATTTCGGTTACGCAAAGTTTGTTTTCGTTATCCTTGTCAGCCTTGACTCGGATGGTCACAAGCTGTCCGTATTTGGCGGATTGATCGTCGTCGAAAACAAACGATTCAGGTTTGTCGATACGGTTTTTCTGAGGCTTGGGTTCCTCAATGACCGCAATGTAATCAGCTTGTCCAGCAGGCATAACTTTTATTGTTAACTAGAATTAAACTCACTACTGGCCCGACTATTTCTAGTGGGCCAGTTTGTGAATCTAATCCTACGTGGAGCAGGTGATCGAGTCGTTACCGAAACCGCAGCGACGATAGCGGAAGACGTATGCGAGTTCAGGACGAGGAGCAACGTCACCCAGCTCGAAACGAGCGAATGGGAAGACCTGATCTCCGAAGGCATTGGTCGCACTAACCGAGCCATCAGCACACACAATCGAAGGTGTGTTGATGAACTTCCACGTTCCCATGTAGTTCTGAGGCTCGTATTTGATACGGTTGTTACCCCATGAGAGCTTGGGAAGGTTCGGAACGGACAGCTTATAGGCCATGGTATTGAAGATATAGGCATCTTCGTAGGTGGCGTTAAGGTAGTCCGGCGAAACCTCGACATCGTTACCAATCGTGGTAGGAGTGGAAGAGCCATCCCCGAAAGGACGAACTTCGATCCACGTTCCGCTCACGAAGTTCCAACGCTTCGGATACATGATCGTCTCAAAGATGAAATCGCGGTAAGTCTCAACCTGCTGACCCATGGGGTTGAGGAGCATGACCGGATCACCGAAACGAATATCCTCACGGATGGACTGATCCTGACGAATCAGGTTTTCGCGAGCTTCCCAAGAGAGGAAGACGGTGTAGATGTTGTTACCACCCACCTGAGCAGGAGCCTGACCCTGAGCCTTATACTGAAGGTTCACCCACGCCTGCTTGAAGCGGTTGTAGGTAAGCGTTCCCGTAGCTGCAACCGCAGGGAATGTGAGGCCAGAGCTAACCGGGTCAGCCGCAGCCGTGCCGTTGCGAACCACAACCTTGTTACCGGCGTTGTTCGTATAGCGGGTCTGAATCTGGTCCATCATAATGAAACCAGTGGCGTCCGATAGGCCATCCACAAAGGCATCCACGATGTAAGGGGCGTTGGCCGAATACATGAGGTCCTGCAAGCAGAGAGGAGGCGCATTGAGGTCACCAATCTGCATGTCGATAGCCTTGGCCTGAGTGCCGGGCCATTCGACCTGAGTGAGAGGAGGGTTACAAGAGCGATTCGCAGCGGAGAGGTCAGAGACGCTGGACATAACCAGAGTCGGAGGACGGACACGCTGAACGATGGAGTAACGCTGGTTCAGGCCCATTGCGGTATCGAGGTCCACCTTTTCGGTGTATTCGTTCCACATGTGATCGTGACCCGTGCGTTTGTCGAAAATCATCTTTCCGATGACATCCGAGTTCTTCAAGAGACTCGGGACAATGTTACAATTTGCTGATACTTCGGCCATAATAGTGAGAGCGGTTAGCGTCCTTTGACGCGGGTGTAGTGATTCATTTATGCAGACCTTCTGCACTTCTTTGAACCTCTGCCACTCTCATTTGTTATCCGGTGAGCTTCCGGCCTATGGTCGAGATTTAAACTGTTGAGTCTCTTTTATCGAAAACAATAAATTGGTCAAGGGAAATAATAAATCCCCTGTAAAGTATTTCTACTCTACAGGGGTTGGGCGACTAGCCGTTCTTAGTATCGTTTTAAAAAAACGACCCAGTGAGAGTTCATTCTTTTTCCGGAGCGATGCCCGAATAGAGGTTTGTATGGAAGAGCCAGCGGAAGGATTCCTTTTAAGGAAAATTGAACCTCACACCACTTAAAAATAAAAGTTCCTTCAGGTTTGAGGACTCGAAAGCATTCCGAAAACCCAAACTTTAACATTTCTTGCCATTCACCGCTCAGATAGCCATATCTTTTGGTCATCCTGCCATCTGGACCTCCCCTTTTAATATGAGGAGGGTCCATAACAACAAGTGAAAAACTCTCATTCGGAAAGGGGAGTTTTGTAAAATCAGCTATTACATCAGGATTGATTACTTCGGTGTAGTCCCCGGAAGGATACTCCATTTCAATAGTTTCTTTACGGCGATCCACAAATAGGGTAAGTGGGTTATTTTTGTTAAACCACATTCCTTTAGGTCCACAACAAACATCCAAGACCGGGGGAAACTTTATTTCATCTCCATCAGTCGGATAAATATTCTCGGACATAACCTACTGAGCAGACCGCTCCATCTGAAATAGCTTGTTGGCATCGAGCTTACCTTCAAACACTTCCGGTTCGCTATCCTTGTTTTTGTCACCAGAGGAAGAGACGCCTGCCCCGGGTATGGCTTTAACCATCTGTTTCTGAGCTTTCTCCAGTTCACCACACTTTTTCTCAGCCTCAGCAAGCTTGTTCTCAAGTGCGGAGATTTGCTTGCCCATGATCTGCACAACAATGGGGTAGTTCTTTACTCCCGCCATCACCGCAGCCTGAGCTTCTACCGGGGCTTTATGCCAGTCGAAACCTTCCAACTTGGCTCCCATTTGACCTCGTGCCCCCTCGATCATTTCCTTTACTTCAGGGTCTTCGATGTGGCTAAAGAGCTGTTTGGCGAGAGCCTCATCCTTTTTGGCGAGCAGTCCAGTCAGTTCCTTTTTATACTCCTGCTCCCATCCCTGTTGTTGCTGTTCAAGTTCGCGCTGTTTTAGAGCGATGATCTTGTCTGCATTCTCCCGAAGTTCCTTGTTCTGGATGATTACCTGACGATACTTTGGAATGGTGATCGCCAATTCCTGATAGTCCCCCGGCTCCAAAGTTTCCTTCAGCTTCCGCATTTCTTCGCGGTAAGTAACAGGGTCTAGCCTGGCCAGAGTATCAAAGACATTCTTGTTGAGTTGTCCATTGGTAGCTTTGGTGAGATCAATGATGACTGGCTGGATTTCTTCCTCAAAAGGCTTTTGGACCTTATTCAGATAATCGGGGCTTTTCTCGACTCGGTAAACCGCAGCGTCCTTACGGAAATTTGTTAGCTCTTGTTCCTGAGCTTTGAACTTCTCTTCAAGAGCTTCATAACGAGTTTGGAACTCAGGATCGACACGGACTTCTGGCTTGCGGGACTGAAGCTCCTCAACTTGGCGCTGGTATTCCGCTAGTTGATTCTTAGTCTGTTTCAGTTCCTTTTCTTTCTGACGCAGTCCGATAAAAGCCTTCTTTTGCTTGGTTTGAGAACCTGCGACCTCTTCCCATGCCTTATCGTCGTCTTCCTCTTCAACTTCAGGTTTCTTCTCAGCTTTCTTGTCTGGGATTTCGATGTCGCCGAGAGGAGAGTCGATCTTAATGGGATCGGATTTTTCGACCTTCTGAGGCTCCTCAACCTCTTCCTGAACTTCTTCAACAATCTCTTTTACGGGCTCCTTCTCAGGGATTACTTCTTTTACCTCTTTCTCCTCCCTCTCATCATTCTCTGTCATGGTGAACAAAGCTGCTCCATCGAGCTTCTGGGATTGTTCAGGAGGAATGGAAGAAGTAAGAGGTTTGTAGGCCACTCGCTCCAAGGATGTTTGATCTGCTGTTTCTAGGCTCATTTTTTAGGTTTCTTTTCGGGAATGGGTGGCATGGATCGTCTTACTCGCTCTTCAATCTCTGGAGTGTAAGGCAGGCCAGTTGGAGTTTTTGGCAGTTCGCCTTTAACATTATTGTTTTCAAGAGTCTTGGCCGGTCGTAGCAAATCCAGATTCTTAATCATCTGCTGCTGACCAAGGCGAAACACCCCGCGCATTGCTTCAACTTCGAGCACAGAGGCTTCTTTATTAAGTGCGGGCTCAGATGCCAGCATAGCATCAATTAGAACGTCCTTGAGATATTGAAAGACCGGAGAGCGATACATCGTCTCATATTCTTCTTGGAGAGCTTTATTCTCCTTCCACTGAGATAGGGTGAACATCTATTTCTTGCGTTTCATTTTCATAGCCATCTTCTTGGGTAGAGCCCCAGAGCTTACGAAGCTGTCCCAGATGGCATGGGTTGCAGCTTTTGTGAAATTAGGTTTAGGCTTGGTCTTGGTAGAGGCTTTGCGAGGCATCTAAAACGAGCCTTATCAGTTAGCCACTAATTCGTCAATGCTTTTTAGGATTGGTTAAGTTTTTGAGCCGTCTCTAAGTCGGTAACCGCAAGAGATTGCTGGGTTTTCCTAGCCTTGTCAGCCAACTGTTGCTCCGTAAGAGCTTTTTGGGATGATACAGAAGTTAAGGTCTTGGTGGCGTCCTGCTTAACCTTGTGCTCGGTTTTAACCTGACCCATCTCAATCTCGGCCTCAGTTTTTTGTTGGGCTCGTTCAATTTCAGCCTTGGTCTTCAAATCCTTGCGCTGTTGCTCAAGCTGTTCCGCAGTAAGTTTCTGCTCTTCCTGAGCTTGCTTATCTGCCATAGCCTGTTGTTCGGCTTGGTAGTTCTGCGTAAACTTATCAGCCATAGCGGTGATCTGAGCGATGGCGTTCTGGAACTGCTGAATCTCCTTTTTCTTGGTTGGATTCTTTTGCAGGTTCGCAAAGGTCTTTTGGATGTGAGGGATGCTGGCTTGCAGGCGTTTGATCGCATCCTCGGGCTGGATAGCCTGCTTATCGAGGGCCGCAAAGATACCAGCCGCAAAAGGAACGTGTTCGGATAGGTGAACTGCCGCATCCTCCTCAGCCATGATTTCAGGCTCCACTCCATCAATAAAGAGTGAGGATTCAAGTTCTGCGTCCTTCTTGTCCCTAGGAACGCGAGGTTGAGCCGGAACGAGTAGATCGGCGTAGTCTGGACCGAGGTTAGTAACAACTTGTTTACGCAGAACCAGATTTTGAGCGACGGGATCAAGCAGCGGGAAGATTTGCATGATCGCGCCAATCTTTGCCTGTTGTTCGGCTGGGCTACCCATACCGATAGAACGAACTGCCCGGACACAACAGATGGAGTAAAACACCTTCTCCGGCATTCCTCGATCCAAGCAGTAACGCATAAACTTCCACCGCTGTTCACCTCCTGGCATGTGCCGTGGATAGTCGCGTTTAATCAAGGCTCTCACCGTCATTTGATGCAAACGATCAAGAGCTTGGTAGAAGAGGACTTTGGCTGAGGTAGTAAGGATGGCTTGTTGACTAGCTTCAATCTGAGCCTCGGTTGCACTCTTACGATCAGGGCGACCTCCCGGCATCAACTGTTGTGAAGCAGTGTAAGTTCCGGTGTTGATACTCTCCACATTGGAAAGCATGTTGAGCATCTGCAAAGCGTTCTGACCGATGTTCTGGGTGAATTGCTCAACTGGATTTACGCCTTGGGGAATAATAGTGTCGGCTCCCCATACAATCTGATTGGCGTCTTGTAGACCATCAGCAGAGCCGGGCTGCCACAAGTAAGACATCGAGCGGAGAGTAGAGTCACCAAGCCTCGACATGAGAATATTGAACATGTTCTCCAAAGCGAAGATTTTGTATCCTAGTCCGCGAATCGAATAGAGATCACCATTACCGATTCCGTAAGTAAAAAGTGTCATTACGTCCGAGGGAGATTCCCAGCGATTCTCTTTCTTGAACAAGAAATCATCATCGTTGTTCGGAGAGGTAATTAGATGGGATACTTTCCCAGAAAACTCTTTGACCCAGATATGCCTCAGTTCAACTTGAGGGTCTTTGCCTTTGGTCATCCATAGACCATTATCCTTGGCGTCCCGCTGAACCTGTTCCCAGTTCCAAGTATCTGTTCCTTGTCCGATTAGAACAGTTGCGGACTCGATAGCTTTCTTGGTTGCTTTGACGTTCCAGCCAATATCCGAAGCAATCTTCTCATCGGAAATCCAATCGAAAACATCGGGAGGATAAAGGAATTGTCTCTGACCGGCACATTGGAAATCATCAACCGAACACCCATCCCGACGAGAGATTTGAAAATCTCCTAGCCGGGAGACTTGCCAACGCCAATCCCATTCATTATCTCGAAAAGCGATGCCTACACCTTGGCGGATAAAGCACTTTTCCAGCATCAACATCCGGGGCTTGAAGTCAGGCCACTCGAAACGATTGAGGCGAGTGTAACCCCGACAGAAGATTTGTGCCCATTCCTCTCGTTGGGCCGGTGTTCCTAACTCGGTATCAACTTCGCACTGAATAAGATTTTCGTCGCTATCAGCCAGATCGTGATAGGCAGCAAGAGCCATTTCCTCTTTTGCAAAAGCCCGCTGGAAATTGATGTTGAAGTTATTGCCCTGACCACTCTCGCGAAGAGAGGCTTGGTTCATGGGAGCGGCCCCGTCAGTTAGGTCGTCAACTGCCGCGCGGTCAATTTGAGCCCAATAATCCCCTCTAAATTTGTCAACGAACCATTCGTTAGCTGATTCAGCATCCTTGAAACGACTTTTTGGGACAACTCCCTCGTCTGAGATGTTTGCAATTGGAGAATTGTTAGTTCCTCCATTATCCCCACCTTGGGTCTCCGATTGGCTTGAAGTCATTGTGCGATAGAACTAAACAATTATTTGGTTAAGTCAATGATTTACGTTGACGGCCCAATATAGATTTAAGAAAGTAACAGTGTCTTGCGGGTAGGTTTGAACTACCCGCAAGACTGCCAAACCCATAACTTTACTATGAGAAAGACACCTCTCTTTAAAGAGACAAATCGCTATTACCGCAAGACTGAAATTGGAGATGTTCACGGATTGTGGACGATCACAGGGGATCAAATACCCGGAAACAAGAAGTTAAATATAAAGCGTAAAATTCCGGCGAGATGCAGGTGCGGAGTAGAGCGAAATGTAATTCTTAAAACTCTTTTAAATGGAACCATCCATTCATGTGGATGCACACGACCAAAAGCCATTGTGGATGTAAATGGAAAGGTTTTTGGAAGGTGGACCGTTATAAAGGAATCCGAGCTTTCGTGGCACAGAAAGCACCGATGGGAATGCCGATGCGTTTGCGGAAATATCCGACATATAACTTTGCACGGATTGCGAACAGGAAAACATGCTTCCTGCGGGTGCCTCAGGAATGAAATGCTGGTTAAAAGATCATCTCTTCCTTATGGGGAGTCACAAAGAAATCATCAATTTTCTCAGTATCAATACGCTGCAAACAAAAGGGATTTGGAATGGGGATTAGACCGCCCTTTGTTTGATTTTCTGATTACTCATAATTGCTTCTACTGCGGGATAGAGCCACTTCAATCCGCCAGATACAGAAAGAAGGAAGGAATTAAATTTAACGGAATTGATCGTAAAGACCCCATGCAGGGATACATTAAGGACAACGTAGTAACTTGCTGCAAAACATGCAACTTCGCCAAACAGCTTATGTCTGTTGAAGAATTTAAAGAATGGATAAAGCGCGTGGCAACCCATCTGCGGTTGCTGGAGTAACTACTTCTGCACCACTAAAATCGTGTGACCCTCGTGCCAATGCTCAATAACTGAAGGAGATAGCCATTCTTTGAGGTAGGATTCTGACCACAAATTTTGATGCTCGGGATGAAAGTCGCAGTCACGCATGTTCTCCACCGTAGGAAGCATCAGGATCAATCTTCCGCCCTCTTTAACTAGATTGAGAGCCTTCTTGATAAACCATTCAGGATTATCCAAGTGCTCGATAAGGTCCATGGCTACAATCGTTCCAAAGACTCCTTCGTTTTCATCTTCGTGCTCCCAGTTGATGTCTTCAAAGAATCCCGTGGTTACGTCGCATCCTGCATAGTCCAGAATTGGTTGTGAATATCTTTCGTCTGGCTCGATGCCCTCAGCTTCAAATCCTGCTTCTCTGGCGGCTTTTAGAAATGATCCGGGAGCGCAGGCGACTTCAAGAATTGGACCGACTTTACAGTATTTAAGGACGGCCTGAACTTTTGACTCTCCCTTTTCATTCAGGATATTTTCGCAGTTGTATCGCTGTTCTTCCAAAGTCGAATGTTCTTTCCCGTCCCAATATCCCTCAAGATAGCCCTCTTTTGGAAAAGGGATGCGGTTGTGATACGAACCGCACTCTAGGCAGGTGTCAAAGTTTTCGTGCTCGCTTGGAATCCAAAAGTGCTGGTGCATTACAAAGCCCTCCGTTCAATTTCATCTCGGTAAGGCATGTTTTTTCCTGACCCATTGAAGTGAAAAACCATGGGTGAGTTTCCAGTTTCTTTCACCACGATCTTTTCTCCGCTGAAATCCAACTCATCTTCATAAACTTCATGGAGAGCTACGCAGATTTTGGTTTCGGTATCTAGGGTGATAGCCAAATCTCCAAAGAGAAGCCTACGCATCCACCAGTCTTGATCGTTGTCCTCAACTCTTACACCTTGTTCATTAGCGTAGTCGTCTTTAATTAACTCTGGGTCACACTCTTTAAAAGCGGTTTTGATTCCGGCCAACTCAGCCACTCCAAACCCACTGTTCAAGTATTTAAAGGAGCTTTTGCAGGGAGGATGTTCTAAGGCTAGTGACGCATCGCTAAAGCAACTCTTTTCACTGTTCCAAAGAATTGAAGGGCATCTTGGTGTTGTTGCCTGAATAGCCAGAAATTCTTCGATGATGTTAAATGGGCTGTCCATAAACACAACATCGAACGAATCGGTGAGAATCAGGTATTCCGCGTTTACCAGTCCTGATTCAATAGCTCGCTTCAAGGTTTTAACTTTTGAACCCAATCCTCCCCATGAATCCTGACCAAGAATAACTGGTTCAAATCCGTATTTACGAACCGAAGCAAACATCTTTTCTGGCCGGTAGTAGGTTTCGTGTGGAGCGGGAACTTTTCCCATCCATGTGACTACCTGAATGTTTCGCTCGATCATAAATACTTCCTCAAAATTGGTAGCAGGTAATTGTTGATGTAGGGAGTTGTCTCGTAGTTACGCATGTTCTCAACAGCCGATAGATAGATGTTGTGCAGGAAGTCACATTTGGTTGCGTCAAGTAAGTCTCGATACTCGTTTCCTGGGGTTAGGTGGAAGCAGTTGACTAGATTCCTCCACGGATAGCTCCAGATTTTATTCTGACTGTGGATTGCTGGGATGGTGTTTATCATCTCGGTTGATCTGAAGCAGACAGTTCCAGCCCCGCTCAAGGATACCCCTATCTTGGCGCGAGATTGCCACAGGACGAGTTCATTGATGTGGCGGCGGTGTGAGTGGGGGATGTGGACGGACAACCATTTCTTGACCGGCTCATGCAGCTTTGCTTCGGCGTAATCCAAGTTACCAATAACTTCGTGAGCGTTCTTGCACCAGCCTTTGTAAATATCTCCGTGGAGATTGGGGCGGGCGCAGTTTGAGAAGCCCCAGAAGTTCGATACTTCAAACGGTCGAGAATCGAAACTTTCCTTTCCTTCAATCGCCCATGGCTGTAAATAACACGGCCACTCCAAGGGATAGACATTCTCTTGTTCTGCGTCTGTGAAAAGCTCGCGGATAAATTGACATACTGGAGGATTGTCCCGAACGAACTCGGAAAACTTTACCCACTCCTGATTCCCGCTGATCGGATGAAAGTCTCTTCCCCATAGGTGAGTTGTGAATGCAGGCCACTCCCCATAAAACTCAGTTGTGCAGGCAACTACATACTTCTTTCCTTTGAGTTGATAGAGAGCTTCGTTGAACTTGAAGTCGCTAAAATAAGAGATTCCTACGATCACCAAATCCTCGTCGGTCACTACAAAGTTAGGAACATGCTTCCATAATCTTTCCAGTAAAATACCATCATGCCTTTGCTGGGCATCTGCCGGAACAAATCGAAGCCTCACCGCACAATCCTTTCCTTATACTCATTCAGAAGGAGAACTCGTTTCTCGGTCGTCATTCCTGGTAGATGAAGCGCGAAGTGACCCTCCTGCCAATTTCCCGGAGTAGATTCCGACCCGCTATACTCAGCCCAGAGAAAGCTATTACAGCGATCTTGCGGCATCACCTTAAAAGACTCTCTGATGGGATCGTCGGAGTTTCGATAAACGCTATCTAGGTAATCCTGAAAACAAAAGATTCCGCCATCAGGATAAAGCATCTTCCATCCATGGCCCAAAAGCCCAAACGATAACATTGAATCGCTCATCATTAGGAATCCATCATTTATCATCATCCTTCCGTTGTAGTCGGCCTCAGAGGTGATAACGCATTTATTGTTTTCAATAAATGATTCCAACTTGACTCCAAAATGGGTCGGCATCCAATCCGCGTCCACATGCACCGCCCAATCAGAATTTTTCAATGCGTCTTGCAGGCTGTTGACGCGCTCCCAAATACTGTCTCGCTCTGGGTTTACGACCACTTTTGGATGAAACTCGTAACCGTGTAAATCGCAGTATTTCTGGATGATCGGCCAAGTAATGTCAGAGACTTTTTGATAATCTCCTTCAGTTACTTCGCTAGTAACAATAATTTTCACAACTTTTTCACAACCAAGTAGAAGCTGTATGGCGGAACATCAGGATTCTCGAAAAGAATTTCCCATGGTCCGGTTTTGTCAATCACATTGGCCTTGAGCGCTTCCAATGAGAAGTCAACTTCCTTATGTGCGTCGTTCGTTCCTTGTCCAGTGGCAGCACAATGAGCAAGGAATTTTTGCTGGTTAGGATTGTTAAAAATGCACAGTCCCCCAACCTTCAAAACCCGATGCCATTCTCGGACAATCGTTTCAAGTTCCGGCCAAACGAAATCTTCGGCAACGTGGTGTTGGATGATGTAATCCAAGACATTATCGCAGAACCCCGACAAATCGCCGCAATGCCCCCTTAGAGTCTGCTGCACGGTCCCGACAGAGGTATATGGCTGTGGAAGATCGAGAGTGATTAGCGAGTCGTCAGGGACGGTCTTTTCTCCACCAGCCCCGATTTCCAATCCTAGGCCTTTACAATATTTGGCAAGAACTGGTCTTGCTTGAGCGCACTCAGACATTTTTACCCTCCTGAACTTTTTGGATTACTTCTCTGGCTTTCTCAATCTGAGCATACCAAGAATTTTCAAATGATGCCCCGCCGTAGTTGGGGTATTTGGCGAGGAGTTGGTTGGCGAGGTCTTGCTTCTTACTGAGTTCCAATCCTTGTGCGGCCTCAGCCTCATTCGTTTCTCTGAGGACGTATTTATGGTTCAGAGACTTGCGCTCAATGCCATCTTTGCCACGGAGATACCAGTAACCTCCCGGAGGCGAGATCGTGAAGTCCACCTCTCTTTCAAGGCTTCGTGATGGGATGTTTAGAGGTCTGTATCCCTTGACCTTAAAATCCTGAACGCCCCCATCCAGACAGTAAAAAGAATCTGGTCGGCGATATACGCAATCCATCGACCAAACCGAAGTCTCTACCAGATATTGCTTTCCCATTGCGATAGCAATATTCAGGAGGGATGATTGGTTCCCAAGGAATGCTCGGGAAGCGGAGATGATCTGGGCGCATTGGAGTAGATCGGTTGTGGGTTGATGCCTCAACTTGATCCCCGTCTCATTCTCCAATTGAATCTTCTCTTCTAGCAGACCAAGGAATACTAAATCTTTTTCGTAGTGAGCCAAGATTGGAGCCCAATTCATCAGATGCGACCTGTGTCTTGTTGATCTATTGATAACAATACAGCCTTCAAACTCTGGGTTTGGGTCAATCTTTAGCCATGGTTCCTCACTAATCTCTACGTTCACCCAGTCCGCGTGAAGGCGTGCTAGCGAATGCCCGTATGGAATACCTCCGTCTCGGAAGGTCGCCATGTCATGCGTGATTACCTGTCCGTTGTGAGGTTCAAATTCCTCGATGTATTCGCTCGCATCCATCAGGGGTTTGATGGCGTCGAATCTTCCTGGGGCAAGGATGGGTTTGCACAGAGGGTTATTGGTCACATACAGCGACATTTTACCCAAAGCTCTTGCTGTTGGGATAATACACAAAAGATCGCCCAGATCACCGAAGCTTCTACCAGTGAACGACTTACTCATTCCTCAATCACCTCATCTACAATTTCTCTCACCTGATCTGGCGTCAGTTTGCGTGGAGGCTCTTTCCCTCGACCAAGGATGGCTACGTGAATCTGGTTTCTGGCCTCCTGCTTTCCTCCCAGCAGTTCAAGTGTGGCTCCCATTGCTTTCAGCTTGTCCGTGCTTTCATAGAGGTATTTCATTCCATCCACCGTGTAAGGTTCGCCCTTCATGGTGTATTCGGTGATTTTTACCTCGCCTTTCGCTACTTTGGCTACCCAGTTCGTAATGTCAGCCAGCACGTTCAATCCCACCAGCTTCGATTGTTCGACTGCTAGGCGCTGCTGGTCTTTGATTTCAGCTAGTGCTCTTTGGGCGTATTCTGGGTCTGGGACTAGTTCACTCATTTCCAACTTTCAATATCAGATAATGCTTGTCTCGCACAGAGTAAATAACCTGCAATCCACCAAGTTTTTCGTTGTCCCAAGCGCAGTGAGCATTATCACGGAAAGGCAAATCAATTTCGCCTTCATACATAGGATGTCGGGAAAATGGATATTCTGGATTGTCTGTTCCTACGTTAGTTCTTCCCAGCGGGAACCTTTTATTATTTTGCTTATCCAGCCAAATGGACTTGTAGCTTTTAGGGCGCTTGGATGCTCCGCGCTTGTCAAAGGTCCCTCTGCAATCGCACTCACTGAGCGGCAGAACAAGTTCATAATCCACTTGATAGCCCTCGTAAGATTTTACAGCTTCAAAATGAAGATAGGCCTTGTTAAATGGCAATGTTTCAATCTCTTCGTATTTCATATCTACGAACCAGATAAACAGAGCCTACTTCTCTAGTCCAGACAATTCCTCTTTTACCCAACAAATCTGGGCGTATGGCATGTCGAGACTGTGACTTTTGGCGATGGTCCCAACCTCAAGATTAACGAGAACTTTAAGCACACAGCCGCACGCTCCGCAGACTCGTAGTTGATCGTCGTAAGGAGTGCTTCTATCACCCCGTATTTTCGATACAAGGCCCGCTACGCCACTGCATCCTACGCATCCAGCCACATCTATATTCTTTGGGCATTTGGCGCAAATCTCGGCCCTGTCGTTTGCCTTCTCTTGTGGAACGAATTTAAACCCCTTCTTTGCCCAATCCACCATGGTTGATGCCCAGCTTACCACATCTCCCAGATTCCAACTGTTCTTGATCTGGGTTCCGTTGTCTTCTTCTACTCCTGTGAAGTCTGGGTAGAGTTCTAATACTTTGCGGCAGGCTCCGTCTTGGAGTTCTCGGTCGAAGTTTACGCCGATTGGGATGTCGTTGGCAATCCTATGGGACTTAATAATTTCTCCGAGTTTACGGAGATTGAGTGCCGAAAATTCTGTTCCGGTTTCTTGCTGTTTATATCTGTAAACCCCGCCCGGTGGAGTAGAATTTGGGTCAATGAATCGGAGCATTTATTGTTAACAAGAAAAGAATGAAGCGCGTGCTAACCGTTACACTATCTACCAGCCATCCTCGGATTTATGGTCATTGACGGGATTCGAACCCTATCCTCGCTTGTGTCGAGCTTTACCGTTAAGCTACTCCTGAGTTAACAACAGGCAAGGATTCGAACCTTGCAACTCCGACTGCACTTACCCTACTCCAATTCAGAGCCCAAAGACAAGCCATTACTACGGGCAATCTCATCTCTGACTTGTTGAGGTAAAGTTCTCTTTCTTTCCCTGAGCTGTCCCAAAAGATACTGAGAAGGGGTGTATGGCGAGTAGATTCCTTTAAGGAGTTTACTCGCATCTTTCTGAGTAACATTCCGAGAGAGTAGGCTAGCCTTGATTTCGGAATCTGGCACACCTCTGCGTTGTGCAGCCCTGATGGCTCGATACATCTGTTTCCAAAGTTCAAATCTAGCTGTATTGCTGTTTGTGTAACTGTCGATAACTTCCTGTGGCTCCACCGTTCCACGACGCAAGGCGACATCTCGGAAGATGCGTTCAGAATTTGCATCTGCTTCCCTGAAGTCCGACGCCTTGTATCCTAGAGCTTGAGCGTAATCGAGTGTTTGCTGTTTGACGCCAGTGAGTTCAGCCGCAATTTCCTGAGTTGGAGAAAGCTGGTCACCAAAACTTGTGGTCTTGCCTTGAAAAGCCGGAATGATCTTCTTCCTGAGTCGATTCAAAGTTCCTGGTTCCAGAGCTTCGGCGATATGCCCCATGATCTTGGATGCCTTGTCGGGATCAGAGGGATTGTAGACCTCTCGACCTCCTGCTGTTTGATTGCGTGCAACGTCGATCAGTTTGGCCGCAAGGATGCCTTCATTTGCAAAAGGTTGAATGGCCTCGGCAAACATTTCTCCTGCGATCTGATCGGCTCCTTCTCCTGAGTTCAGTCCAGCGACAATCGGGATAGTTAGGTCCGCAATACCGCTGTAAGGATTGGCGTAAGACAAGTTAACGAACGATAAGTCTCCGGGCTTCTTTCCGGTAAATAGAAGCTGAGAGTTACGATCCCATGGAGCCATAAACTGTCTCGCATCATCAGCCTCCTCTGGAGAGATTCCAAGAATTGCTCGGGATGCTGCGGACAATCCATATCCGCCCGCCATTACAGCAAGAATACCAGCCGCTCTACGCGCTCCTGATGCTCTTTGCGCTGCGTTATCACTCTGCAAATCTTCCGCTGCGTATTTGAGGTTGTGCGCGAAAGTTCGGTAGGACTCGTAGGCAAAAGTAACGAACGGCCCGAAGAAGGGTTGCTTGCGGAACTGCCTTACCCACTCAGGAACCATTGAGTAAGTTGGGTAGGTATTTCGGATTCTCTGAGATGCTTCAAGTTCGGCCCGTTCTTGTGTCCACTCTGGATGAATGGCCTTCTGCGTAGCCAGTTCGTTCTCAAACCCCACGATTTTTCCGATGTCATCTGAGAGTTGATAAGACTTCTCTGCCGCACCAATTGTGTATTTGCGGAGGTTTTGTAGAGCGATGGAAGTTTGGTCGAACTGATCCAAGTTGGGATCGGTAAGTCCGGCGTCTTTGAGGACATCTCGAAGTTCACTTGCTGCCGTGGATTGATCGACTACACCAAGTCTTAGGTATCGTTTGTATACCTCCTGTGACTTCTTTCCAGTTCCAGCAAGGTCGGCAAAAATAGACGTTCCGGCCTGAGTGATAGGCTTTGGATTCCAGTGACCATTGAGCAACCAAAAGTAGGGTTGACCCATAGTGTTACGAACTTGGGTCATTACCGATCCTACGGTTTTGCTGGTCTTGGCAAGAGCGTTTGCTTGAAGCCAAGTTCTCCAAAGTCCTTTAGCTTGTGGATCAGCTTTGTTGAACTCGGCGAAAGCAGCAGCGATTTGAGGGGTTGTCCTCAATCCGTTCATCGGAGCCATCGTCCGGGATTCTGGCGCGGCAATCAATGCATCAAATCCCGGAGGCTGAGTTCCGTCTTCAAACAGGAATTTCCCTAAACCTTCTTTACGGACGTCGCGCAAAAACTTTTCGTTCGCAATGACGCTTGCCATCTTGGTAACTGAACGAGCGTAGTTTATGACTGGATTTTTGTATTCGCCTAGAAGGTTACGAAGTTCTTCAGGGATGTCTTTACGACGAATGAAAGAGGAAAGGTCTTTGCTTCCAAGCTTTGCTCCCTTTTTAACCAAAACTCCCGTTCCCTCGTCCTGCCAATCCTGAAGCATGGCATCAACATCTCGGCGCGCATCAGTTACGGAGTAAGTTGGATCGAATTTCTGATTCTCTTTCAGAATGAAATTGAGAGCTTTGTTATAGACCTCAGGCTCGATTTTCTCCCGCCATTTTGGGTCGTCAAACATCCGGTAGGAGCGAGTCAGATACACACCCATGTTATCTCCGACAACGGCCTTGAGTTCTTCGGGAACAAGCCCCTCGTCGATCATCTTCTGGGACAAAGCATCCACATGGTCACGCATGGCCTGTAATGGGCCTCTAACAGCTTCTGGCAGCGTATCCATATCAACACGCCCAAGAAGAGCATCGTTCATTCTAGCGACAAATTCCTTGGGGATGCGAGACATGCCCTTGAAAAACTCTTCGCCTTTACTGATCTTAAACTCTTCCTTCAGAGAGTTGTATAAATCTCGGGTTGCATAAGCAATTTCGCGAGATTGTTCCTTGATCGCTCCGGTTCTCTGAGTGGCTTTGTGAAAAACCTCTGTTGGCAAGTCTCCTTCTGCCACAAAAAGCCTGCGAAGATTATCCGAAAACCAGCGAGTAAATTTGTTGTCTGGAGTCAGTCCAAGAATGTAGGGAGAGTTGCGAAGCTTTGCGAGTCCGCGACTTTGAAGCGAGCGAACGACATTCGGCTTCATCCCAAGTCTCTCGGCAATCTCTGAATTGGATAGTCCTTCCTGCATCGCAAGCAGGACATTTCTTTCTCCTTCGGGAAAGTCTTTCAGTAGTGTATTGATTCTTTCGCGTGCTTCAGCAACCTCAATTCCTTGAGAAACATCGGCTGTTTCTGGTGCAGCAATCGTATCAGCAATGGTTGACTCTTCGCCAATAGGAGCTTCAAGGCTTGTCTCGCGTTGATTCTTGGGGATTTCCTGCCTCAAAAAATCATTCGCAGCATTTCTGCCAATCGTATTTACCCAAGTACTGAACGCTCCTTTTTCTGGATTGAATGATTGCTCGGCAGCTTTAGCTTTCACTAAAGCGTTCTGAACAACATCAGGAATGTTATCTTCGGGGATATTTTTAGCGCGAGCAATAGACTCCAGACGAACTCTGGTTTTGTCACTTGCAAGATTTTCGTCAAAACTTGCGGATTTCTTGTTTTCAATAACCGGTTCCGCCGCACGCTCCATGGCAGAAGTAATCTTGTCTCCATCCTTAGGATTTTGGAGAGATCCTTCGATAAACTCATTGCCAATCAGGAATCCGCTTTCACGGTTGGTTGGTTTGACGAGATTCGTATTTCCCTCGGCTACGAGATTTCCAAGTCCGAGTGCATGGATACGGTCGTTCGGAGAGATGAAAACTTCCCCTGATGTTTTATCTCTGAACGCAATAAGGGGCTTGGGGCCGTAGTTGGTCCCATCCCACTTTCCGATAACAGGGGTCGAACCCGTTTCGGCGGTTATGCTGTTTTCTCTTCCTGATTCATTTACTTCTTGGGTCGGGAGTCCTTGTCGCGGGGCGTTCCCTTGTTCTTCGACCACGACTTCGCGCGGACTTCCTTCATTTTGCTCGGCCACGTTGGACCTTCCACTTTGGCTGTATTCTTGGGCATTTTGTGTTGTTGGTTGTGCCGCTTCCGCGACGGTTTCTTGTGAAATTAAAAGGTCGATTGGGACAACGCCATTTTTAGTTAGGATAAAGTTATCCGGCTTGGCGTCCCCCACCAATAGTCCGTCGGATTCGCGCGTCCACTTATGAGTTCCGGGTGCGGCCTCAAAACCCTCTTCCTGCATAAACGCCTCAATCTGTTTGAGGGTAGGATTTGCGTTCTTCGTATCGACGGGACGAATGTTCTTCTGAGAGATAACCAAATCCGCAGATGTTTTGTCATCATCCAATTCATCGGCGCGACGAGCAACGCCTTCAATGGAAATATCCGTTCCGAAAATCTCATTCGTAAGACGTATACGATCCAAATACTCGGGAAGAGTTGCTTTCTCTAGTCCGATTCGGCCCTCCGCATCCTTTTTTGGAACAAGGCCAAATTGGTTGCGTTGCAAGACCTTTACATACCTATCTTTGTCGGGAGAAAAGTAAACGTCGTGCTCGGTCGTCTTTGTTCTGCGATCCTCTAAGGAGGAAATTTGCTCCTCGCTAATTTTCGGCAGTTCAGCTTCTAGGCTCCCCAGTTGTTGTTCTGGACTCTGCGCTTGAAGGTTTCCTCCACTTGCTCCTTGCTCTGCTGACTCAACTGGTCTTTGGATAATTTCGATTGCATCCAATACTGATCGTTGAGCTTGTGCCTGAGCTTCAGGGCTTGGGACATCGGCAGTAATTTCGGGAAGTTCATTGGCTACTTCTTGGGCTTGCGCTTCGGGCGCGGCTTCGGTTTGCGTTTCGAGGACAAGATCACTTTCTGATTGGATAGGAGCGGGTTCATTGATTATTTCCTCGGTAAATCCCGCCAAGTCAGGTGTGACGGCAGGTTCGCTAACGACCTCAGCTCCCTGTTCCGAAAGTGGCGTAGCTGGTTGTTGAGTGGATTGTTCTTCGGGCGCAAGAACTCCTTCAGGGATATTTGTTTCCGTTTCATTTATTGTTTTCGATAAATCTTTTTGAGCTAGAACCGATGCTGTAGCAGGAAGGTCGGAATTAAGTGCAGCAATTACCCTTGGTGATGCAGCATGAGCTACACCAAGTCCACCAAGGGCAAGATTTCCTGTCAGTCCAACCAAAGCCTCTGCCTTTTGCCCTGCTGTCTCAGATCGGTTCAGACTTTCGACTTGTTCAGGAACTCCCGATAGCATCTGTGCGCCAAAACCGCCTGCTGCCGCTCTTTGGATATTGGGAAGAGTTGCTTCGCCTAAAGCTGCTGCACCGGCCCTTGTGATGGCATTCTCCGGCCCAAGGCCAATCGGGATCATGGCCGCGTTGATGGGATTTGTCAGAGAATTGGCTACGGCGACCGCTCCTCGTCCTGCGCCCCTGAGAACTGAAGGGATGCCTGTTTCTCCGGGAATTTGCTCTAGTCCAAGATCGCGAATAACATCTTCAGTTGGAGCGAGAGGAACGCCAAGGATTCCGCCTTCTCTCGCTACTCGGTCACCTAAAGGAGCAACTTCGTATCGAGTGGAGCCGTCAGACTGAGTTACCGGAATGGCGTTGTCATCTACCGCTGTCTGAGTAGGAATCCTAAACTCATCGGAGAATAGAGTAGCAGGAGCGGTAAAGACGTTGGAAACTTTGGCAGCAACATTACCAACCTGATCCATTAAAGACGGACCACCTTCAATCTTTGGGCGATCCTTGGGATCAGGAACAGAATCCAGCCATGAATCGAATTGGCTTTTCGGTTCTGGAACTTCCGCAAGATACTCTTCAAGAGTAGGCATTCTCGAAAACAATAAAAGTTTTCCGTCCTATTCCAAGTCGAATCCGTTTTTCTTCAGAAATTCACGAACTGCGGCAGGGTCTTTTGACCCAACTTGCTCAACTGCCCATTGCACCGCTTCTTTGGAAAGGGCTTTTGGTTGTGATGCCGTTGGGTTCGTATAGAAGGACGCCGGAATAGGAGAGTTGCGCCGGGCAGCGGGTGCATTAGGAAGGCCCATGACAAAATCTTCCGTCATCAGGTTGTCAGGGATGGTCAAAGCCTCACTCTGAATCACATCCATTGGAATCTGGAATTGATCCCGCATGGCGCGGCCTTGGTTTCGGACCTGCTGATAATCCTCAAATTTCTGACGATCCAACATCGTAGCTGGGATGTCCGCTCCAAAACTGAGTGCTCCGTATGGGTCTGGTCCAAATTGGTCAACTCTCTGCTGTTGTTCCTCCAGAGAAAGTCCCTGAACTGGTATTCCGGTATTTGGTTCGATTAGCGCAGTAGGAATGATGCTGGCGTTCTCAATATCAGCTAGTTTTCCCGGACGGTATTTTACTCCCCCAAGAATTGTTCGTTCCGTGGTCGTGGGAACCATTGTTTCCACGCCAGCAGAATCGGCCAATTTATCAAACCTCTGGCCTTGAACGATACGGTCGGGAATGCGTTCAGGAATTTCCCAGACTGAGGCTAGATTATTTCCCGCTCCTAGAGCCTGTTGGATTTGCTTGTTTGGGTCGGATTGAGGAAAGGAATAATTCGTGGTTCCTGTGGGAGTTCTAAATGATCCTCCAGTTGGAATAGCTCCGTCTGGTAGAACGACAGGAACCGAAGGGGTAACTGAAGCCTTCTCGCGCACACGCCTCTGAATCTCCTGTTTTTGCTGATAGCTTAAACCAGGATCAGAAAGTGCTCGGGCTAAAATGCTGTTGTAGTCCGGCATCTTTAGTTTAAAGGAAGCCCTAAATCATCGTAACTAGGTGCAGCAGGAGCCGGAGCTAGTTGTGTTGGAATTTCAGACATCTGCGTTCCATAAGGAGAAAGAGGAGGTGCTTCATCAGGCAAAATAACCGGCTCGGTTGCAGTAGGTGCATCTATCTCGTCGAGATAGGTTTGGAACGATCCTCCTCCTGTTGTAACCGCTCCACCATAGGGATTTGCTAGTCGCTGCGCCTGCTGAATCTTGTAAGGAAGCAACATCTCCTGAATCTGATTCAGCCGTGCTCGATCCTGCATGTCAGCTTGAAATTGCTGTTGCTTCATCCA